TTAGCTTAGGTCGGACCGTACCCGCTGTAGGGCATCTTTCCAGCGCGCTAAATGTTGCTGACGCTCATCTTCTGACATTTGCGGTATAAATTCTCGCTCCAGTTGCCAGGAAGCTGAAAGATCATCCAGACTATTAAATATTCCAGCTTTTAGCCCCGCCATGGCTGCGGCGCCCCATGCCGTCGATTCCTGTAGTTTAGGCCGTAACACTGGCACATTCAGCAAATCTGCCTGAAACTGCATCATCATATCATTGCAACTGGCTCCACCATCTACACGCAGTTCTTTTAAGGGCTGATCCAGATCAGCCTGCATTGCAGATAATACATCAGAAACTTGAAAGGCAATTGCTTCTAGCGAGGCACGTGCAATATGCGCTTTTGTAGTTCCGCGTGACATACCGCAAATCATGGCCCGTGCTTCACTATCCCAATGCGGTGCGCCTAATCCGGTAAAAGCAGGCACTAAAACTACACCCTCACTGGATTTAACCTGTGCTGCCAGTTTTTCAGTATCACTACTTTTTTGAATGATCCCTAAACCATCACGTAGCCACTGCATAATTGCACCCGCCATAAAGACACTCCCTTCGAGTGCATAATGGGCTTGATTCTGGCATTGCCAAGCTAAGGTGGTCAGCAGCTTGTTCTGACTGAACTGGACGTCAGTGCCTGTATTAAATAACATGAAACAACCTGTACCATAGGTATTCTTGGCTGTACCTGCCTCAAAGCAGGATTGGCCAAATAGTGCAGCCTGTTGATCACCTAAAACTCCCATGATTGGAATGGTTGAGCCCAAAAGTCCACTGGCGGTATCTGCAACATAGCAGTCAGACGAGATAATTTTAGGTAATACGGAATATGGAATATTAAACAGTTCTAAAAGCTCTTCATCCCAACTTTGGGTTTGTAGATTCATGAGCATGGTTCGTGAAGCATTACTCGCTTCGATGATATGTTCAGCACCTTGCGTCAGATTCCAGATTAACCAGCTGTCAATTGTTCCAAACGCTAAATGTCCCTGATCAGCCAGTGTACGTAATCCCTCCACATGTTCGAGTAACCAGACCAATTTGCTTGCACTGAAATAAGGATCAATTCGCAGTCCGGTTTTTTCCTGGATTAACTGCATGTGGCCCTGTTCAATCATCTGATTACACCAGTCGGATGCACGACGGTCCTGCCATACAATGGCAGAAGTAAGTGCCTGACCAGTACGTTTATCCCACACGACCGTAGTTTCACGTTGGTTGGTTAAACCTAAGGCTTTAATATCCTTCGCCAGCAAATTTGCTGAGGCGAGTGCCTGCTGAACTACGGCAATTTGTGTAGTCCAGATTTCCTGTGCATCCTGTTCCACCCAACCGGAATGAGGAGTCTGTATATGAATTTCACGCTGTGCAGTGGCATGAATGCGGCCTGATTCATCAAAAACAATTGCCCGGCTGGAAGTTGTTCCCTGATCGAGTGCTAATAAATAACTCATGTTTTTATAAGAAGAACTTGAAAAATAAAATACTACCGCAATTATAGTATTAAACCTATCTCGCTCTTGATTTTAATGAATTACAGCATGGTAAATCAGTAAAAGTATGCTAAGATAGGAACGTAACTTGGGGGTGTCTCTGGCTTCGACGCTGGTGATGAAACTCATAGATGCATGCCGAGAGCGCATTTTCTCTCGTAAATCAAATTTGCATTTTTTAGTCGCAAACGACGAATCATACGCTCTAGCTGCCTAAGGGCAGCTTGTCCGCCTCTCTGAATACTTGTGGTTAGGGAGTCCGACTGAAGCGCACGCACACAAGTCCGTATAAAACCAAGCCTCGGGGTTTTGTACTAAATTAAGAGGATCGCGATTTGTACCCTGTTCGTCGGGTCACAAAGAGTTAAAAAAGTAGACGATATCTAAGCATGTAGTATTCTCGAGTGTAGTGCTGGCGGACGCGGGTTCGACTCCCGCCACCTCCACCAAGATTCTAAATCAAAGTTAATTAATCTTAATTAAAGTTGATTAAAAACACCGAAAAAGCCTTAAATCTTAATGATTTAGGGCTTTTTTATTGCCTATAATTCGACTGTCGTTAAGCAATCTTGATCATTGATAATCAACCTTAATCAAGATAAGCTGTTACACAGTTGTGACACGTGTGTAACAGGCCATGCTCTCAGACGCTCAAGTAAAAAGTTTAAAACCAGAAGAAAAAAGATACTCAAAAGCGGACGGGGAAGGTCTGTCTATAGAAGTCATGCCGACGGGCAAAAAGAAATGGGTTTTGTCTTATCGTGTTCATGGCAAACAAAACCGAAAGCAAATCGGTGAATATCCAGAAATCGGCTGTAAAGAAGCTCGTCAACTTGCACGTCAGGTTAAAGCTGAACTGCAAGGAAAAGTTTTAGACGCACCGACAGTCAGAGTGGTTATTGATGAATGGCTGGCCTTGATGACTCCACGCTGGTCCAGTCAAAAATATATAGATACCGTAATTTACAGGCTTAACTATATTACAGAAGATTTTATTGATGAATCGATTGATGAGGTCGAGCGCAAGCAGGTCGTTAAAGCTGTAAAAAATATGGTAAGCAAGGGCACACTTGAAACCGCAAAACGTTCGTTACGCCTGTTAAATGAAATCTTTAACTTTGCTATTGCATCTGACTATACACAAAAGAACCCGTGCACACTGGTTGGTGATGTTATTCCACAGCAAGAAGTTCGTAACATGCCTTCACTTGATGCAGAGCAGATGCCTGAATTTTGGAGGCGAGTGCAGGGCGGTATTGTTACGCTCGAACTGTTACACGCGCTTAAGCTTGCATGTTACACTGCAGTGCGGATCTCCGAATTATTAAAAGCAAGATGGGATACTGGTGAAATTGATTTTGACAATAATATCTGGGTAATTCCAGCTTCGCGTATGAAGATGCGTCGTGATCATGCTGTTCCTTTAACGCCACAAACCAAAGCTTTATTCCAGGAACTTTATGATCATAAAAAAGATGATGGTTATATCTTCAAGCACACTCGTCGTTTAGGTGAGCATGTTCCTTCTGAAAGTGTCTTAGCTATTATTAAAAGAAACGGATATGGCGGCCAGATGGTAACCCATGGCTTCCGCTCCCTGTTTTCAACTCACGCCAATAATGCCAAGAAATTCCGTGCTGATGTGATTGAGTACCAGATTGCCCACGTCCCGAAAGACCGTATTCGTGGCATTTATAACCGTGCTGAATATTGGGATGAAAGGGTAGAGCTAATGGAGTGGTATTCTTCAGAAGTGGATAAATGGATGAATCAAAATGGTTGAAGATTTATTAGAAAAGCTAGAAGAAAAGAATGGGTATTTTGAACTACAAATAAACACCATAGATGAGCTTCTTAATTTGATAAGGCCGGAAAAACAGAGTATTCGAAAATTAATGGATGCTTTAAGGCGTAAACTATTTAATGAAAAATTAACTACTTTTGAAGATGACGAACGCCTTTTATATAGGGGTATGGCTGATGATAACTGGCAGTTAGATTCGAGTTTTTCAAGATTAGTAGAGACTATAAGACAGGAAGATGAGCTTGCAAGGATAAGTGCCAAAACCAGAGAATACATGATCCTAAGATTCTTTCAAGATGCTTGTGATTCAAGTGCTGTTCAGTTGCCAAATGATTCTATTTCCTTGAGGCAAGCTCAAAACACCTCTTTCAAAGAGTACTTTCTCCATGGTGATATTGACAAATGGCTAGATGAGTCATACTTAGAAATGGTTGCTTTTGCTCAGCACTATGGTGTTCCAACAAGATTTTTAGACTGGACCAGTCACCCCCTTGTTGCTGCCTATTTTGCAACAGCGGGTGTATTTTCTGAAGATTCCAGAGAAAATAAAATTAAAAACTTTTCAATATGGATATTTAATACGGCCCATATAGATTTACTACCTCCTGAAGTGGTGATTATTAGAGTCCCTACTTCAATTAATTCTCATGCTGCTAATCAGCACGGATGTTTCACTATGATTAAACAGCGAGATCTAAACGATATATATGATAATTATCCTAGATTGAACGAATGTTTTGAACACCACAATACCCCATGGCGTCTGCTAAAATTAAAGATTAATGCAAAATTATCTCGTGAACTCTTTGATTTTTGTGATGCATATAATTTTAATGCAACATATCTCTTTAGAGGTCCGCATGGCGCAGCAAAGCATGCTAAGGATCTTTGGAATAGATATACCTATGGAACTTTCAGTGGTAATAAAGGCGCTTAATTAGCGCCTAATTCTTGTTTAATCTTATCCAGAGAGGCCTGCGTATAACCTTTATACTTAGCCGTTTCCCGATCTGGAGGGAACTTCTCTAGATAATTTGCCTTGAATGTATTTACTGCCATGCCTAGCTCTTTGGCAACTTGGCGCATTGAGTACCATTTCATATCAAACCACCTCCAATCTTTTGCCAGCTTTAACTTCTTCTGGCGAAGCTTTTCTTTTAACAAGGCTATAAGAAAACCGACCACCACACTTCATGATGAATCCATTTCCAATGTGCGAATAATGGCTAATCTGATATACCTTCGCATCGGAAGTATCCATCACCACCCAATCACCAGGCTTAAATTTTTCCATTGGTTAGCTCCAATCTTTTACCTGCTTTGATTTCTGCGTTTGTGGCGTGGCGCACAACATTACAACCAACGTGGAAATTTCCAAAAACATCAGTTTTCAGTTTTGTTGGTTTTCTGCCCTTTGGTGACATTTTTTCAACTTCAAACAGATGCCCCCATGTGCCATCACCTGCAAGCACCACCTTATCCCCAACCTCAAAAATATTGTGCTGGCGGCGGTATTCTAAAAGCGCTTCCTCAACTTTGTGGACGTAAATGTCACCAAAGCCATTCTGAACCGGAACGCTCAATAATAAATAACCTTCCTTGTTCGCCCTGTCGCACTTAGCTTTAGCAGCCTCATACCCGCCCAACTGTTCAATCAGATTCATACCACCTCTCCCAAACTAATAACCACTTCTTCCGGCAAATCACTGTCTTTTAAGATCATCTCAAAACCCCATCACAGCCAGACCAAACCCAATCAGCCTCAACAGCAGCCAACCTAAAAACAAATATTCGAGGTGCTCCATGTGATGTTTTTTCATGTGGACTCCTGTGGTTTGACCGTAGTTTCAAATACAGCTTTAGCGCCCGACTTAACACCATAATAAAAGCCCTTATTCAAAGCATCCTTGAACTCTTTAGATTTGCCATTCCAGCCATAAATAACCTGACATTCCTTAAAAAGACCTAGCCCTTGATTGTGTACTATTGAGTCAGGATGAACCTGTTTAACCAAGACAAATCCTTCCGGCACCGCTTGGGCTTCACGCTTTGCTGCCAGCCAGATATCAAAAGGTGTAGCAAAAAAGAACTCATTTTCTAGATTTCTAAGCGCTGCTTTATAAGCTTCTCTTTCTTTCTTAATATCCATCACATCACCAATATTTTATTAAAATAAATAACTGTGCTAAAAATCGGGTCTACTTTTTTATTAAAGTAGTTTTATGCGACTTTTAGGCCCTTCTTATCTAACAGCTCTGCAAGTACGCATTTGGCTGTCTTTGCCTTAGCAAGCATTTGTTTTTCTTTGATTGCATCGCGCTCAAGATCAAGCATGGTCACACGCAAGGCCATGTCGATATGACTGACTTCATGCAACTTCTCATCTTCATAGCCCAATAATTCATAAGGCGTATCAACCAGACAGTAAGCCAGTTGCGCTTTATTGCGGTCCCATAGATGCATATAAGCTCGAAGCTGCCACTCGTAACCTTTTTTACCGCCAAGATGCAGTACATAAGGGTGGGTGGCTTTGGACCATGACGACTTAATATCAATAATCAGGCTATTCTCTGGATCGTCTATATCGCATTCGCCTGTGATCAGTTCGGTGCTTTTGCGCTCTGTATTCTTTACATAGGTGGTGAAGTTCACATCGTTGTAGAGCTGAATAGCCGCATCCTCAACGATTCGACCTTTCTCAACCATGCGCAGGTCCAGATCTTTTTCCCAATCCAGTGCGACCTGTGACGCCAACTCTTCCAAAAAGGTCATGGCACCATCAGCCAGCGTATCCCGTTCCGGATACGCCATAATTCTTCCGATTGCTGAGGCTCTAATTAGTTTCATTTAGGTCCGGCTCCATTTAAGCGAGCCAGTTGCTCTGTACTTAATTCATATTTCGCAAGAATCTGCTGAACGGTATACTGGCCACTCTGAACCGCCTGGAGTGCCTTGCCAAACCCCTCACTACTTAATGGGTGCTTGGCTTGCACAACATTGGGCACAGAGGGGCGGATGCGCAAGCAATCTACGGTTTCTCCGGCCACTTTAGTTGTGGATTTAAACAGAGTAATTGTCTTGCCGGACCAATCCTCAATGAATGCAGACTTATAGATCCGCTCAATTGTTTTGCAGTTGGTCCGATTTAGAATAAGTGGCTTATTGCCAACGATTTGCGCCACAGTACATTCTTCTTTTTTGCCACCATCACTGATTACGATTTCGCGGCCAACCGATTTAATGGTGACGATCATGTCCTCACCGCCATTAGGCAGACTGTAAACACCCAGATATTTAGGATTAACAAGCTGCTTCCAATGTGTTCTTTGTACCGGTGCATTCATATTCTTCTCCTAAGCCGCAATCTTCTTAAAGTGTTCACACATATTTCGGATAATTTGGTGCAACCATTTTTCTTCTGACTTTGTATGTCGAGAACCCCGTAGAAATAGGTTCACCAAGTGTTCTTGATAACCACGTTCAAACCAGATATCTGTGAAATAATCTTCAATACGATCATGACCGCAGCTTCCGCGATATGCTGTCCAAGCATGGTCATAGCATCTGATTGTGATCTGATATGCCTGCTCGCCATACCACACCAAAAACACATCAATAGGGGTGACATTGTCTTTGGCCGGAATGTGGTGCGTTCTAACTTCTTTAATTTCCATCACACCGTCTCCAATTCCATCCCAAACAACCCGATTTCGCGCTTCACTTCTTCTAAATTCGTGAAGTAATCAAACTGCTGGGTCGTCAATTCATCAATTGCGATAAACTCATCGTTAAACACACAGTCATCCGGAAGGCCGCGATAAATCTTAACTGTGCACACCTGGTCTGTATCCACCGTACCGTCTTGCAGCACTAAAATGGATAGCGTGACGCGCTGGGTGTGCAAGTCATCAAGCAGCATGTATTGCGTGTCCAAGTGAATTTCGATGCGGCCAAAATAGTGGGCTACAAAATCAGGGTCGTAGTCGTGAGTGTTGAACTGCTCGGCAAAAGCGGTTTTGATTTTCATACCCGGCTCCCATAGTCATCAATTAATCCAAGAATTAATTCACCAGTTTTCCCAATAGAGATACCTTCTGGCCTATTCACCATGTTTTGAGCCGCCATTCGTATTTTTTCCAATCTTCCAGGTTGCTTGTCACGCTCAGTAAGCATTCCGTCAGCAAGCTGATAAGACAGAGCGATAACATCATCAAAATCACAATTGGTTGTTCCCCAGCCACGCATACCACATTGCTGAATTGGGCCACCCGGATTTGAGAGTAAGCCGCTTAGAATCTGGATTGCGAATTGATCACGTAGAGAGATACTCATACCGCCTCCTTCGCCACAGAAACCACACCACTTTGAATTTCCGCATCATCTGCGTGCCGAATAGATACAAGATGAATCCAGTGAGAGCCAATATCATCAGCTTGTACTGTGTAAAGCTCCGGCTTGTTGTCTATAACAATCTGATCACCAGCTGCTATAAGATTGTTTGCACGACGATACTCAAGGAGTTCCCGGTCTAACTCAGGCAGGATCACTTGTTTAGAGTGGTTATAAGCTGGCATATAGCCGCCAAATTTTTCGATTAGGCTCATACCCGGCGCTCCTTCAAAATCCCTTCAACCAGCGCGTCATTAATGCGCTCAATCTCATACTGGTCGATGTAGGCATTCACTTCTTCACCAAGCTGATCTTCAACTGCAATGATTTCCATTTCTTCAATTTCAGCACCGACAGCCGAGTAACCCACGCCATTTCCATCATCAAAAGTGGAATACTTGAACTCGACCTTGATTTCGTATTCCTCATCTTCTGTTGCCAGTGTTGCAGGGCAGAAGTCAGAGCAACGTGAATCGATCTTCACAACATGGTATGAAGGAGAAACAATACTGATCTGTTCTTGTTGTTCGACTGCGATAAGCGTAGTTGCATCGGCGTAGTTGCAGCCTGTGACAAGAGAAGCTGTAAGCAGGGTAATGAGTTTGGCGTTCATGACTTATCTCCCTGAGCAGGAGGGGCGGGAAGTGGCATCCAGTGGGTTAATTCGTCTTCTTCTAGATACTTGTTAAGCCCATGATCAAACCAAGTTTCATACTCACGTGTTCTGTGGGAAAGCTCACAGAATTCAGAATCTTTGTCGTATGTTGCTTCGGATTCAATAGAAATAAGATCATCTTCCTCATCCCAATCCTTGCGCATAATCTTTACACGGGTTCCAAACTTTGCCGGAACACCAATTTCAACACTGATCCAGTGCTGCTTTACTTCATCATTATTTGCATTCATAATTAATTCACTCACTAGGGTGGGTCGGGCCTCAAGTAGTTACCGCTACGTTGGGGCTTTTTGTTGTCTTGGTGAAATACATGTTCGTATAGCCGAACAACAATGTCAATACTTTTGTTCGGAAATTAGAATAAAAATGTTCGGTTTTATAATTTGAATTTTTTATAGGCAAAAGAAAACCCGCATATAGCGGGCTGGAGAAATAAAAGGGATTAGTATTTAAGGTCTCTATGGTGTTGCACTACAACCCCAATAATAGATATTTCAATTTGCATTGAGTTGTAAGTTGGGAAATCAGGATTTAAAGGCACCAATTCAATAATATCTACACCGTGCTCATTTACACCAATTACACGGTATTTTTTGAAAGTTGTTAGTGCTGCGCCATGCTGAATCTCTTGAGCAACTACCAGTGATCCTGGTATCGGCGCTCTTGCAGCATCTACAACAATTTCATCACCTGGTAAGTAGTCAGGTGCCATACTCATGCCATCAACTTCTAATGAAAACACTGCTTTAGGATCAGTCCCTTCATATGTAGTATAGGTTTCATCTTTTGGGTGCATGCCATCATATGCAACTTCCCGCCAAAGGCCGGCTTGTACAAAATCTAACACAGGTATCTTCCTTAATATCCTTTTTGATGGTTTTACATTTCCATATTCTTCTTTTAATTCTTTAGTCTCATTAACTTCAGTCAACTGCTTAATACCCTGACCATATAAAATCCATTCAGGCGTTGTTTTAAGAGTCTTAGCTAATGCGCCAATGTGCTTAGCACTAGGCTTGTTAGTGTCATTACACCAAGCAGAAACAGTTGCACGTCCAGCGCCAGTACCACGAATTAAATCTGCCTGACTCAACCCAAGCTCAGTCATTCTTTTATTTATTCGATCGGCAGTAGAGTTCACGTCTTACCCCAGAAGTAAAAATGTGTTCGGAAGTATGAACAATTTAATTGACAGATACCCGAACAAATGCTTCAATGAACCGAACAACTTAGTTCGGGAAGAAGAACAATGAATGTTGCTGATCTACGAAAATTCTACAACGTAGAAAACAACTCTCAATTGTCCAAGAAGATTAAGCGAGGCCGCTCAACCATAACTGGATGGGAGGAGGAAGGAATTCCTTTAGGCACCCAAGCCATTTTTGAGCTGCTTACTGGCGGAAAACTAAAGGCTGACCGTCAAGCATTGGCTTCTTGGTAACAACTGTAACCAAAGAGCTTTAATTAATAAACGTGAAATCAAACAAGGTGTTCACATGGATATTTCAAAAGAGACTAAAACTGCTTTGCACAAGATGGTGCACCAGTCAAACGGCATCACTCCTAAAGAGCTGGCAGATGTTGTAGGTGTTTCTCATAACACAATCTTGAATTATGCAAATCCAAACATGGAAAACCATTTGCCAAGTCTTAAGGCATTTGAAGCAATGCTGACTTATACCCAGAACCCAGCATCTTTAAAGGTTTGGGCGCATAAATTGGGCTTCATGCTGGTTCCAGTAGAGCGTACAGAAGGCAAAGAGCATGAGCTTAGTGTTCTTGAGTCATTGCTAGGTATGAATGTTGGGAATGGTGCAGCTAACAAGCAGGTTTTATGTGCTTTAGAGGATGGTGTTGTTACACCTGCTGAAATGGATGAGACAGATCGTATCTTGGAGGAAATGGAACAAAAAATTCAGTCTTTGCGTACAGCCATGAAAGGTGAGTGTGCAAAGTATTTATCAGCTCTACAAAGAGAAAAAGCCTGATTTCTGACCTCAGGCTTTTCCGGTTGTTCACTAACTGACAGGAAAGTAAACATGAATATGATGCCACAATTTAATCATAATCAAAACAGTATGACAAGCTTGGAAATAGCTGAGCTTGTTCAATCTCGACATGACAAGGTAAAGCAATCAATCGAAAGGCTTGCTGAGCGTAAAGTTATAGCACTTCCCCCAATGGGGGTTGTGGTCAAAGAAGCTAATAATCGTACCTACAATATTGAGGTCTATATCTTCTCTGGCGAACAAGGCAAGCTCGATTCAATCACCGTAGTTGCTCAGCTTTGCCCTGAATTTACAGCAGCATTAGTTAAGCGCTGGTATGAGCTGGAAAATCAAAACAAGCTACCCCAATCCTTCGCCGAAGCCCTTCAACTCGCAGCAGATCAAGCTCGTCAGTTAGAACTCGCAGCACCTAAGGTTCAGTACTTCGACACCGTGGTAGAGCGTTCAAACCTACTGAATGCGACGCAAGTGGCTCAGAAGGTTGGTATGTCAGCTGTATGCATGAACAAATTACTTGATGAGCTAGGCGTATATAACCGCTGCGTCAAACGTAGTCGCGTTTTTCAACAATGGTTTATTGATCAAGGACTAGGGGAGCTTAAGCAGACAGAAGCCGGCTATCCACAGGCCATGTTTACAACCAAAGGAGAAGCATGGGTAATTCAAAAATTCGTGTCAGAGGGAGTAACAGCATGAGTTTAGATGCTTCTTTATGGGCTTGGAAAGCGCCAGTAAAGTCAGCAACTCAAAGACTTGTGTTGTTGTCTCTCGCTGATCGTGCTGGCGAAAACCACACCTGTTTCCCTAGTGCACAACGTCTAGTTAAAGACACTTTGCTAGATCGCAAAACTGTTTTAGGTGCCATCACACAGATGATTGCTGATGGTTTGATTAAAGATACAGGCAAACGTGTTGGTAATGGAGTTCGAGTTTTACAGCTTATTGGGGTGAATGGCCGCGAAGGAACCGATACCGAAATTGGTACCGGTACCAAAAACGGTACTAGTACCAAAAAAGGGATGCCTACCAGTACCAAAAACGGTACCTCTACCGGTACCAAAATTGGGATACAGAATCTCCCAATGAATCTATCAATGAATCTCTCATGCGAACACGAGTGGATTCCTAATTTAGAACAACTGGTCTCGGTATTAAAACAGAAAGGGCATGAGCGTAATCTCAAGCACATTATCGAGCTACCTAGTTTTGAATTTGAGCTAGGTCATTTCAATGAGCACAACTCTGGTCGCCTAATTGGTGATGGCAAAAAACTCTATTCATTCGCTACATGGATCACTGACAAGTTTGAGCGCCATGTAAAAGCCAATCCTGAATACTTGAATCAGGTACCAACTCAACCTGAACAACAAAATCAATCGTTGATCAACCTTCCTTCAAAACCAAAAGGTTTCTTGGGAGCTGCTCAATGATTAATACCTCAATCCACAATCTGCAAATTGAACAAGCCGTACTTGCTGCACTGATGACGGTTGCGAACTCATACGCTCAAGTCGAGAACCTGCTCACTGAAGAAGATTTTTATGCGACACGCCATAAGCTGATCTTTCAGGCCGTTGTAGATCTGGACTCCAAGAATTCACCGTATGACGCTGTTCTGGTCAACCAGTGGTTGGAAATGCATGGTCATTCTGAAGCTGCTGGCGGTGAGCAGTACATCATGCAAATTTTAGGTGATGCGCCATCAAGTTTTTATAACCTGGTGTCATACGCTGAAAAACTTAAAGACCTGACCACTTGCCGCAAGGTTGAAGCAGAAGCTCAAAAGATTATCCAGAACGCACGTAGCTTAACTGTGAGCCGTGGTGATCTTGTTTTGAATGCTCAGACAGCTTTTTCAGAAATCAACACAGAGCAGGCAAGTGAGAGCCTTTTCCACATACATGAAGCCGCAAACAATACTTTCATTGAAATGCACCACAAACTAGAAGCACTGGCAAAGGGTGTAACGCCAATCAGAGGTATTCAGACAGGCATTCATGATCTGGACCAGAAGTTAGGTGATATTGAGCCAGGTTGTCTCATGGTGATTGCTGCACGTCCTGCGATGGGTAAAACCACAATGCTTCAGGTGATTGCCAGCAATGTTGCAATTTTCCAGCAAAAGCCAGTGCTGATCATGTCGGGTGAAATGCCGAAAGAGCAGATTGCTATGCGTATGTGCTGTGCAGCCGCTCCTGCGGATATCAGCAAGGTTCGCAATGCACCGCATACTTTGCCTAAGGAAGAATTCTCAGCCTACACACAGGCCGTCACGATGCTTCAGAACGTGCCAATGCAGATCAATGATACCTCGCGCCCATCTATCGCCAATATCCGCGAATCCATGCGCAAGATGAAGCATAAATACGGCTCTATCGGTGCTGTGTTTATCGATTACCTGCAAATCATGAAGACCAGCAAACCATTTGCCCGGGAAGATTTAAAGATTGCTTATTTCACTGGTGAGCTGAAAGCCATGGCGAAAGAGTTTGATTGCGTGATCGTGCTGCTGTCTCAGTTGAACCGTGAACTGGAAAAACGACCAAATAAACGTCCAGTGATGTCGGATCTGCGTGAGTCAGGTGCCATTGAGCAAGATGCTGATCAGATCCTGTTTTTATACCGGGATGAGGTTTATCACAAGGAATCTAAATTCCAGGGAATAGCCGAGGCGATTTTAGGGAAAAACCGACACGGGGAAATTGGCACATCGTTTATGCATTCGCAGTTGAAGTACTGCCAGTTCTCGAATTTGGATAGTCAGGCAATTGAGCAGCTGCAAAGCGCAGGAGGTGGGGTGTGAAGGATCAACATGACAACCTAACAATCGATTGGCTTGAACAAATTAAAAATAAAGGTGGCTTAAATGAGTTGGCTCTTTTCGCAGGCGCTGGTGGCGGAATACTCGGATCACATCTCTTGGGATGGAACACAGTCTGCGCAGTTGAACGTGATGCCTACGCAGCACAAGTTTTGGCGCAACGACAAAACGATGGAATTCTCGCGCCTTTCCCAATTTGGTCTGACATTACAACTTTTGACGGAAAACCATGGAGAGGAATTATTGACGTTATATCTGGCGGGTTTCCATGCCAGGACATCAGCTCCGCAGGTAAAGGCGCAGGGATTAATGGAGAGCGTTCTGGGTTGTGGACAGAAATGGCGCGAATTATCGGTGAAGTACGACCTAGATACGTCTTCGTGGAAAACTCACCAATGCTTGTTTCCAGAGGACTTACGCGAGTCATCAGTGACCTTGCCGAAATGGGGTATGACGCACAATGGGCACGTTTTTCAGCATCTAACTTTGGAGCGCCCCATCAGCGTGACCGAATCTGGATTGTTGCCCACACCCAAAGCTACGGACTCCCGATCGAGGACTTCACCAAGCGATTTTCTACGCAAATCACCAGGACTGGAAACGGTAGTCAATATGTGGCCAACACCGAAAGCATCAGACTGGAACAAGCGGGGGAAAGTCAGTGCTCATCCACGAAACGGTTTACCGGGAGCTGTGATGAATTTCCCAACTCCAACCGCCTCGGACGCAAACAAGTGGAGCAACGAATCACTGGAGGAGCGCCAAACCAAGGGCAGGCAGGTGAGGTTGAATACGGCTGTAGCCCCAGAGGGAGGGAGTGGTGGTCGGTTGAACCCCGATTGGGTCGAGTGGCTGATGGGGTGGCCCATCGGGTGGACCGACTTAAGGCCATTGGAAATGGACAAGTTCCAGTTGTGGCAAAAGAAGCATTTGAATTTCTAGCAAATAGTCATGCGATCGAGGAAGAGCAAAAGCGAGGTGCGGCATGAACACTACTCAGTCACACAGCTACATGTTCGAAGTGACGCTTGAAATCGTGTTGTTTATTACGTTCCGGACAAAGAAAACCTATGTGCAGGATGTCTTGGATGATGTGGTTTCAGGCGCAACAGGTAGAACGGTTCAGCGGTATTTGTCATCACTTGAGAAGCTTGGATTTATTGAAGGTGATGGCAAGTGCCCGCAAGGATTCTTGCCGACTGAAAAAGCTAAGCAGTTATTTGGAGCAAATCCATGAAAAAAACAAAACAAAAACTATCCGCAACTTGGGAAATTCTATCCACAGCTGAGTATGTGGAATCACTGGATCGCAATGTAAATGACGATGATCTGGTGAAGATTTACCAGGGTTCATTCGTTCCATTGTTTCTGGCTCATCGTGTAGAACGCAAGCAAATCTGGAATGTGACAATCAAGACTATCGCCAAGGCTGACGATGGCACTTTACATGAGCATGAAATGGAATGGTCTTTCAATAAACCAATGAGCATCAAGGAAGTGATCAATGGTGCCAAGCATATCAAGGTTGAAAGCGATGGCATCAAGACACGCTGGCAAGGCGTATCAAAGCAATGGCTTGATGCAGTGGATGAAGATTTAAAAGGGCTTACAGCTGTGAGTGCGTGGGCTACTGCAACGTGTGTGGGGATGGTTGAGCAGAGAAATCCAGCAGCAGTACTGCTAGGCAAGATGATCAGTTGGGGAGCCACCGCATGACTAAGCATGACAACGTGAGCCAGGGGAAGATTATGAAAGCGACTGAGTTTGTGAAGAAGTTTGGTTGGGAACGTGCAAAAAGAGAAGTTGCATTGATTGGAACGATTGCAGTTATTACAGGTGATCGAAACTGGTTGTCTGACTTAAAACGCCTTGTTGAGAGTCATGAGCTTGTTAAGTATCTGGGAGGATACGAGAGGACTAGAGCTAGATTAAAAATGGCTAGAAAGAATGGCACAACTTTCGGGGCTGATCATTTGAGATGGGAAAAAGCCATCGCAGACGTGGAGGCATGCCAATGAGATCAGTTGAAGATATGGCATTCGAACTCATTGCTCGTGAAGTGTCACGAGTAGGGGTTTTATCTGTTGACCCAGAGAAGATTAACGAAGCTTGGGGTATTGCAAAGTATTTCCAGCAGAGAGCGAATGAGGCGAATCAGGGCGTACCAACCGCCATTCTTGAAGCTGAGCGCCGGAAGTGTGAGCACTGCTGGGTTGATGCAACAGTAGATGGTTCGGTACGGGACTGCATTAAGTGCGGACAGCGTAGGGAGGAAGGGTGATGGATAACTTTAAGGAAGTAGCTCATAAAACCGTGGATGCCTTGACTGAGATTGGTCATGAAAAGCAGCAGGTAATTGATAACCTAAAAGCCCAGCTCGAATGCTGCCGGAAAGAGAATGCAGTGTTGTTGGGGAAGGTGGGTGAGTTGGAAAAGAATGAATTTTTGTTAGCTCGAGTCAAAACCATTCTTGGCTGCGAAAAAAAGACCAATTTGCTTGAATCAATCATAGTTCGTGATTTGAGGAAGGTTCTGCGAGGTGAGCATGAAACTAACTAAGCAACAACGTGCAGAACTCAAAATGAAGTTTGGTGGGCACTGTGCTTATTGTGGTGACCTGCTGGGTGATAAGTGGCATGCAGATCATATCGAGGCAGTTAAGCGTGATTTTGATATGAAGAAGTGTGAGAAAACAGGCTACATGATTCCTGTGTCTAATGGGGTTTTATTCAGACCTCAAAATGACACTTTAGAAAATATGAATCCATCTTGTGTGCCTTGCAACATAAATAAATCATCAATGTCTTTGGAGTCATGGCGTAAATCAATTGCTCATTATCGTGATGTTCAATTACTTCGTGATAGTACACACGCCCGTCACTTACATCGATTCGGCCTGATTGAGATCAAGGCTGACCCAGTGATGTTCTTTTTTGAGAAGCGAGGTGCCAATGACTAACCTTCGCATCACCACAGCACAAGCGCGTAAAGCCGGACTAGGCCCTCGATTTGGTGTGAAAACCAAGTCGGGGAAAAAGAAATCCAATCCAGATCCAATGCCAAAGGTTCCGGCTCACCTGGTCGAAGGTCAGGGCTTTGGACCGATGAACAATGAACTGCTTTGGTGTGAAGTTTTAATCACTCCGCCGACAGTCAATCACTACTGGATTCGAGGTAAGAATAAGACCAATCGACTCAGTAAGCGGGCAATCCACTTTATTGACGTTATGAAGCGTTTTATTGAGCCGGCAGGGTACTTAGGCAGAGTTCGCGTAAAGATCGAATACGCGCCACCTGATGCGAAAGTAAGGGACATCGATAACATCGTGAAGCCTTGCTTTGATGCACTGTCAAAAGCTGGACTGATTTTGGATGACAGCCAAGTGGATGAACTGACAGTTAAACGGTTGCCAGTCTTCAAAGGCGGGAAGCTGGTAATTCAGGTTGAAAAGTTGAAGGTATAAGGGGTGGAAAATGAATGGTTTTGAGTTTTTAGCATGGGTTTTAAGTGGCTTTCTAATCATAAGTTTGGTCTCTTCACTTGTGGTAGCTGTTGTGGCTTGGAAAGTTCGTAAAAACAGCGAAAAGGAGTTTAAAAGTCGCAAGAGTCGCAGATGGGAGAGCAGATGATGAAAAGTGAAGATAAAGCCACAGTATTAATCATAGCGATATTCATGCTTGCAATGGTGTTGCTCGGAATATTTGGGAAATAAGGGGAACGGGATGAATGCGGCAGTGAAAACACAAGTAATGGATTGGGCGAAATATACAATTGATGGCTGGCTGGAGCAGTTCGGGGCTTGGTGTGAAACTGAGCGCATGAGAGGAGGAGACTATCCCGATGGTTTGCATATTAATCAGATTTACTGGTTGATGCGTGAAGCAGGTAAGGAAATGCCGAAGGGTAAGGCTTACATCCGTTGTGAGATTAGCGACTTTGAAGCGGATCAGGTGCAGGCGTTGTTGAGGAGTATCTTTCAATCTGAGTCAGTGGACTTCACAGCTAAGTATGCGGTGATGTGTCTGGTGAAGCATAAGGTGGAGAATCGTAGTTTAAATGCTGTGGCTCATATGACCAATCAAAGCAAGCCGATAGCTCACATGATGATTAACTGTGCTCGCTATTTCATCCATTCCCGCGATAACAGACTAAAAATTGGCTAGATATTGACTGGTATACCGAGATATGGCATATTTCTGTTATAGTGACCGAAGTGTACGTTGAAACACTAAAGTTAATTAAGAAGCTCGCCAAATGGTGGGCTTTTTTTGTGCCTCAAGAAAAGGATTGAGTATGAAAAATATCTGGCATAAGGATCAAGACAATGGCCATGTGCCTGATGAGGATTTTCTGCCTTGTCCTTGGTGTGGCAGCACAAGTATCTCGGTAGAATCCAAAGTAATGACACTAAAAGAACATGGCGATATTTGGTCTGCTGTAGCAAGCTGTCACGAATGCGGCACAACAGCACCCAATACCGATATAGCATGGGTACTCAATCATCCAAAGATTGAAGATGATAGAATCTATGTGGATGATGAGGATGAGCGCGAAGTAGTAAACTTTGCTGTCATGATTTGGAACAGTCGAAAATAAAAGACAGGGTGTGCCCATTTTAATAAGGAGAAAAGGAATGCTCCGATACATACGCCAGATATTCTGCTTCCATCGTTGGGAGTTTGAGAATGATGTGTTCAGGGTGAAAGAGTGTAGGAAGTGTGGGAAATGTGAGAGTGCGTGAGCGCTCTTTTTTGTTGTTTGAAGGAAGGCTAAAAATGAAATTACTTGTGATTGGTGGTGATTTGGATGGTAAGCGTGTGAATCGTGCTGACTTGGCTAATGTTACTGCTTATAGAATTGAATCACTCAATTCTCCTTCGTTGGGTGGTGAGATCGAATACTTCGTACATTCATCAGTTACCAAAGAAGAGTTCCTAAATAACTTTGCTGCTTAAGCCCTCTTCGGAGGGTTTCTTTTTGGGTGGTCAATATGTCATGCAAAGGCTGTGAGGCTCGACGCGAATGGATCAGGAAGCAGGTAAATGAAGCCAAAAGACGAACCAAAGTGCTGTTGCAACGACTTGCTGCTAAGGATTCTGGAGCAGAACAATCAGTTGCTAATGAATCAAAACAAACTAACAGAGCAGAACAATCAGCTCATTCAGATCAATTATGAACAGGGTGCTCAGATCAATGAGTTGTTAATGCGGCTTGAGGATGAAGAAGAGCCGAAGTCATCAGGTTATTTGGATGGGTAGGATATGAAACATACAGACATGCGATTACAGGTTGCAGGCATTGAAGTGATAGGCGATGGTCGAGTTACCTCACAAGGTACACGAGTTCGCTTGAATAATGGCATGTATCTCGGTGATGTGCAGGACTTATCTTTAAATGCTAATCATGGCGATGCGTGGTCAGTAGACGTGACAGTACGTGCACACATTACCAGTCAACAAGTATTAGAACTATTTGGAAAGATTGATAATGAAACTACAACAGCTCAAGCCGAGACTACAGACACCGAAGGAACAGAAACCAACCAAGGTTAATTGGGGTAGTGGTCGTGGTGGTAGACCTTGGCGCAGACTCAAGCAGAAGATTCATACACGTGATGAGTGGACATGCTGTTCATGTGGTCGTGTGACGCATGAGCTTGAGTTGGACCATATCGTTAACGTGGCGCAAGGCGGCACTGATGATGAAGCTAACCTTCAGTCGTTGTGTGTGCTTTGTCATAAGAAGAAGACTAGTCAGGAGAGTCGGACATGAACAGGCAGGAAGTGCGAGAACTAAGCCCTGGTCTTTATAAAATCTATTGGAAGACTGGTGAGTACTCTTATGCTGCTGTAGGTGTGCTACCTGATGGTGGTAAGTGGCTTGCTCCTATTAACTGGGTAAGACCAACAGAAAATCAAAATATTTGGAAAAAAGTGAAAAGTGTTGAGCTGTCTGTGTAAATGGCGGGGGGAGTCAAAAAGTTTGAAACCCTGAGCCAGCGGACACCACCGCCCATCCCATTTATAAAAAAATTTCCGGTTTTAACGCCTTGTTATGGTGAGGTTTCATGTTATGGCACTTACAGATCGAAAACTTGCCTTCGTGGAAGCAATCAACGAGGGTTTAAATCAAACAGACGCAGCAATACAGGCAGGTTATTCAGAACACACAGCCCAAGTGCAAGGTTCACGATTAATGAATGACCCAGATGTTATGCAGGCACTTGCTGGCGAGATTGGTGATGGTGAAATTAATATTCCCGAAACTTCTGACCCATTAGAGTTTTTACAGACTGTCTGGAATAAAAACGGGCTCGAAGTAAAAGATCGGATTGCAGCAGCACGAGCCGCACTACCTTACAAACATCAACGCCTTGGTGAGACTGGTAAGAAACAGGCTAAAGAAGAGAATGCTAAAAATGCCACTCAAGGTGGTGGGAAGTTCGGAACACTGGGGTCGCAGATGAAACCGAGTTAAGATTAAAAGGTATTGCTATTAATCTGGTAATTAGTCATAAATGATTTTTAACCTTAGGAATTTATGATGTCAGAAGAGAATCCATTAAATCAGACTAATTTAGCAATCGCAGCACTTTCAGCAAGCTTTGCAAATGCTCTGGAAAAACATAATCCAGGATTTAAAGATGATTTTTTAAAAGAACTAGAGGCGCGATATTACACTTTGCGTGAAAGCAAGCTTGTTCATACAGAAGCAATGGAAACACTGAACTGGACCAGACAATTCATAAAAGATGAGTAAATAACACCGCCCACTGAGGCGGTTTTTTAATGAGTTAAATTTATGTCAGCAATGCTCCCAGACTGGACAACAGCGTGCCCAGACTGGGAGGAACGCATTGTCGCTAAGCAGTCACTCATGCCGTGCAAGCCACTATTTCCTGATGTGGCAGATATTGCGCTAAGAATATTCAATGAATTAATCCTGGTTGATGTAATGGATAGCCCGAAAATGGGTGAAGTCACATTGCCTTGGGTGCTTGAATTCGTTGCAGCAATCTTTGGTTCATACAATCCTGAGACCAAGCGCAGACTGATTCGTGAATTCTTCTTACTGATTTCAAAGAAAAACACTAAGTCTACGATTGCAGCCGGAATCATGATGACTGCATTGATTCTGAATGACCGGAAATCAGCAGAACTCATTATTATCGCGCCCACAAAAGAAGTAGCGGACAACTCGTTTAATCCAATCCGGGACTTTATTCGAGCCGATGAAGAACTGTCGGAGATGATCAATATCTCTGAGCACACAAAGACGGTAACTCATTTGGGTACTGGCGCAACACTAAAAGTTATTGCTGCTGAGAGTAATGCGGCTGCTGGTAAAAAGGCTTCAATCATTCTGATCGACGAGGTTTGGCTCTTTGGTAAACGGGCTAATGCTGAATCAATGTTTCGTGAAGCAAAAGGTGGTCTGGCATCGCGTCCGGAAGGCTGTGTGATCTATCTGTCTACGATGTCAGATGAAGTCCCATGTGGTGTGTTTAAGCAGCTTCTGGACTATGCTCGTGATATACGAGACGGCATCAAAGTTAATCCACAATTCTTGCCACTGATTTATGAATTTCCCAAGTGGATGCTTGAAGCAGGCGAACACTTAAAACCTGAAAACTTCTACATCACCAACCCTAATCTAGGTGCATCGGTTGATGTGGATTACCTGATTAATGAATTTGAGAAGGTTAGGGATGCAGGCGAAGAATCACTAAGAGACTTTCTGGCCAAACACTTAAATGTCGAAATCGGCATGAACCTACGCGCTAACCGCTGGGCTGGTGCTGAGTTTTGGTTGCCGCAAGCTAAGAAATTTACCTTAGATAAGCTTATTGATCAGTCTGACGTAATCACGATGGGAATTGATGGTGGTGGTCTGGATGACTTGCTTGGATTTGCAGTTCTGGGTCGGCATGCAAAAAGTCGTAAATGGTGGCTTTGGAATCATGCGTGGTGTCAAGAAATTGCATTGGAACGCAGAAAAGAGAACGCGCCAAAGTACAAAGACTTTGTGGCAGAAAACACATTAACTATTGTTGAACGTGTCGGACCTGATATTGAGCAACTTGCCAAAATTGCCAAGAAAGTTTTCGATTCAGGCAAGCTTGACAAGATTGGGCTTGATCCATTGGGATTGGGTGGTTTGCTTGATGGTTTGCTTGCAGTTGGGATACCCCAAGAACAAATGATTGCAGTTGCTCAGGGCTATAAATTGGCCGGATATATTCAAACCACAGAGCGCAAGTTAGCTGAAGGTAGTCTTTACCATACTGGTTCACAGCTTATGACATGGTGCGTGGGTAATGCTCGGGTAGTAATGAAGGGTAACGGCATGATGATCAGCAAGCAGGAATCTGGCACAGCCAAGATTGACCCCCTAATTGCTACGTTTAACGCAGTAGCTTTGATGAGCATGAATCCTGAGCCCAAGAACTATGACATTGACGGATACTTAGAGGACATCGTGATAGCATGAGCGACTTACAAGATACGGGATTCTGGTCTCGCTTCTGGTCACGATTGACTGGAAGAACTCAATTAAAAAAGGGGGATACCTCGTATCCAACTGACAGTTATATGTCTGCTGGTGGAGCAGTGGTAAATCCTGAAACAGCCTTGAAGCTTTCGGCGGTTTGGGCATGTGTAAAATTACGTGCTGAAACTATTTCAACGCTGCCACTTCATCTTTATGACTCGAACAAGCAGATTGCCAAAGATCATGAATTGTATCGAATCCTGCATGATTCACCCAATGCGGATATGTGTGCAAGTGAGTTCTGGCAAATTCAATCAGCTTGTCTGGACCTATGGGGGAATGCATATAGTTATATTTCTCGGCGTTCAAATAAAAGCATTATTTCTTTAGAGCCACTTTTCCCTAGTGACATGGTTGTAAAACGCACTAAAGAGGGTGCACTGGAATACCACTACACCGAAAATGGCAAAGTAAAGATCTATCGGGAAGATGAAATACTTCATTTCAAAGGATTTACTCTGGACGGGTATGTTGGATTATCTGCAATTCAGTTTTTTGCCCAGACGATTGGTATGCAATTTGATGCCAATAACCAAGCGCAAGACTGGTTTAAAAATGGCTTAAAGGTTGGTGGTTTTCTCGAAACGGGTGAGAAAACATTAACCGATGATCAGCGCGCAAAAATGCGAAAGGGCCTTGCTAGCTTTAGCCTCCCTGAAAATGCTGGAAAATATATGATTCTTGAGGCAGGCATGAAAGTGTCAAGCGCTTCAAGTATCCGCATTAACCCAGTGGATGCTCAACTTCTGGAGAGTCGTTACTTTGGTATTGAGGAAATTTGCCGAGCCTTTGGTGTTCCACCGCAACTGATCGGACACACAAACAAAGCCAGCTCATGGGCATCAAGCCTTGAGCAGACTAATCAAGGGTTCCTAACTTACTCTCTTAATCCTCAGCTGGTGCGTTATGAGCAGACCATTGCTCGAAAGTTACTTTTACCTCAAGACAAATACAAATATCGGCCAAAATTCTCGGTTGACGGGCTGCTACGTGCAAACAATACAGCCAGAGCAGATTTCTACGTCAAGATGACTCAAAACGGTCTGTTTACCCGTAATGAGGTGCGAGAACTTGAGGATATGCCAAGAGCTGATGACCCAACCGCAGATAAATTAATGGTCCAGATGCAAATGGTTCCACTAGGCACCGAAAAAGGTGAAAAAAATGAATAGAAAAAGTTTCAATTTGGAAATAAAAGCCGTCGATGAAGACGGTTTTTTTTCGGGTTATGGTGCCGTTTTTGGAAATATTGATTGGTACAACGACATTATTTTGCCGGGTGCTTTTAAAAACACACTGGCGAATTGGTCGGCTAAAGGCAAGTTTCCACCGGTACTCTGGAATCACAGTACCAATGAGCCAATCGGGGTCTATACCAAGCTGGTTGAAGACGAAAAAGGTCTTTATGTCGAAGGTAAATTACTGGTTGGTGACGTACCTAAAGCCAAATCTACCCATGCACTTCTAAAAGCTGGCGCTATCGACGGGCTGAGCATTGGCTATCGCACCATTAAGTCCAGCTATAACGAAACTACGGATATACGTGAACTGATTGAGCTGGATCTTGGTGAAATCTCTATTGTCACCACACCAGCCAATGAGCAAAGCCTCATTACCTCTGTGAAATCCAAATTAGAAGAAGGCGAACTGCCAACTCTGCCTGAGTTTGAGAAGTTCCTGAGAGAGTCAGGCTTTTCAAAATCGCAAGCCACTGCAATCGCTGGCAAAGGTTTGCGCCATCTTTTGAGCGAGTCTGAAGATGAAAAATTCCAAGCGAAATCTATTTCAAGTGCATTAAATATTTTAAGAGGATAGTCAACATGACTGATCAAAATTTAGAACAACTCGCTCAAGAGTTTAAAAAACAAGTTGATGAAGTTAAAGGCATTGCTGAAGACTTCAAAGGCAAGCGCGAACATGGTGACAAAATTGCGGAAGGTGCTAAACAGGCGGCAGACGAAGCGATTATCAAGCTGAATGAGCTTAAAAGCCGTGTGGATGAAGTTGAGCAAAAGGCTGCCCGTCGACAACACGAAGGAGGTGATGAAGTTAAATCACTGGGCCGTCAATTTGTTGAGTCTGATCAATTTAAATCACTGGTTGGCTCAGCTGGTCAGCGCGGTAAAGCCAATATGGAAGTCAAGGCAACTATTACGCTTGCCACAGCCGATGCTGCTGGTTCTGCGGGTGATTTAGTTCAAACCACACGTATCCCTGGCATTATCGCACCACCTGATCGCAAATTAACTATTCGTGACCTGCTAATGGCGGGACGTATGGATGGAAATGCGCTCGAATATGTTCAGGAAACTGGCTTTGTAAACAATGCTGGCATGGTGGCAGAAGGCAATGTTAAGCCTCAGTCTGATATTAAGTTTGATCTTAAGGCTACGACTGCAAAAGTTATCGCTCATTACATGAAGGCGTCACGTCAAATCCTTGACGATGCATCTCAGTTGCAATCTTACATTGATGGTCGCCTGCGTTATGGCTTGGCCTTTAAAGAAGAGCAGCAAATCCTGAATGGTGATGGAACCGGTCAAAACTTGCTCGGTATTATTCCTCAAGCAACTGCGTATGCACGTCCGGCTGGTGTTTCAACTACAGCTGAAAGCAAGATTGACACCTTGCGTTTTGCGATGCTTCAAGCAATTCTTGCTGAATATCCTGCGAGTGGTCATGTGCTCAACCCGATTGATTGGGCCGCAATCGAAACTCTGAAAGACACATCAGGTCAGTACATCATTGGCAATCCGCAAGGCACCTTGAACCCTACACTATGGGGTCTGCCTGTTGTGGAGACTCAAGCCATTGCCGCTAATAAATTCTTAACTGGTGCCTTCTCGATGGGTGCTCAAATCTTTGACCGCTGGTTATCGCGTGTTGAAGTGGCTACTGAGAACGAAGACGACTTCATTAAAAACTTGGTAACCATTCTTGCTGAAGAGCGTCTGGCGTTGGCGGTATACCGCCCTGAAGCGTTCATCTATGGTGATATTACACCTGCGGCACCTTAATCTGATATAGCAGGGGTAAAACCCTGCTTTTGGGAGTTAGCAATGACTGAGTATGTTGTTAAGCGCGAGCACTTTGGTGATAAGTATTACCAGACGGGTGATAAGCGCGAAGCCAAACAAGCTGATGTTCAGCACTTAATTGATAAAGGCGTATTGGTTGAGGCTGGTGATGTTAAGCCAAAAACAACCAAGCCACCAGTAAAACAGGCGAAACCAGAATGATTGATCTCGCAAAAGCTAAGTTGCATTGTCGTGTAGACCACGACGATGAAGATGCTTTGATTCAGGCATATATTGATGCTGCAAATGAACAGGTTCAGGTAAATTTAGACCGCAAAGTTATCGCAGCCGAAGCTGAGCGAGAGAATGAAACTGACCTGATTGATAACAAAACTCTTGATACTGCTCGGCTTCTTTTTGTTGGTCATTTATATGCCAACCGAGAGGCCACCACCCAGCAGGCAGTTAATGAATTGCCTCTGGGTTATTGGGCCTTGATACAGCCTTATCGGAATATGGGGGTTTAGCATGATTACAGCTCAAGAAGCACTACAGCAAAGCTTAACAGGCGACTCCCAAAGAATGCTTTTAATTGCTGAATCCAAAATTAAGGAAGCAGTTAGTAAAAAGCAGTCATCGTGCACTATTGAATATAGTCGTTATCTATATAGCGATTTAGACATTCGAGTTTTATACAGAACTCTACAAGGGCTTGGTTATTTTTGCTATCCAGAGTTTATGTGCAGCGGAAACAATCATAAGTTAGAAGTGAGGTGGTGACGTATGTGTTGCAAATGCTATTGTGATTGTAAATACAATAAAAGCCCTAGATATCGGCCTGTTAACTCTAATTATGATATTCCACCTCCACCACTACCGCCACCGCCAACCTCTTTATCAGACGGTGGGTGGATTCCAAAGCGCCCAGTCTATCCAGATCCTGTGGAGATTAAGAAATGAGTCAACGTGCCGGCGAACTATGCCACCGTGTAACGATTCAGCATAAAACCACGGTCTATGATGAATACAACTACGAAACTGAAGACTGGACTGAGTTTAAGAAGCTGTGGGGTAAGTTGGATTTCTTATCTGTTAAAGATGCTATCAATGCCAAGGCTGCCGGATCAGAAACTACAGCCCGATTAAAACTGCGTAAACGTGATGATATAGATTCAGGTATGCGCGTTTTATTCGATGGACAGACATTCCAGATCGTTTCACCGCCCAAACCAGACAATGAAAACGGTCGGATTTATATGACGTTGGAGTTGTCATTAGTGGAGTAAGCCATGTCAGTAGAGTTCAATATTGAAGGCTTGGATGAGGTTCAGGAAAAGCTTAAAAGACTTGGAAATCCTCGCTTGATGAAGAATGCTGCTCGACGTTCTGCCCGCAAAGCTATGGCGATTGTACGTGATGCAGCAAGGGCTAATGCTAAAGCTCTGGATGATCCTGAAACAGCCGAGAAGATTTGGAAAAACATTGCGATTGCTGCCGGTAAAACACGAAATCCGAATGAAGTAGTGATGCGTGTCGGCGTACGTGGTGGTGCTGCAATGAATGCTAACTCCAATCGTGAAGCATTGTCTGGGTTATCAGGTGGAAATACAACTTACTGGAGACATTTAGAATTTGGCTCAGTGCACAATCCTCCGGTGCCATTTATGCGCCCAGCACTACAAAATAACATTCAGGCAGTTATGAGCAGTTTTGCTCAAAACTTTAATGCTGAAATCGACAAGGAGCTCGCCAAGTTATGAACATTTTACCCGTGGTTCCGATGCTGAAAGCTAATCCTGAAGTCACAGCACTGCTTGGCACCAGTCCTTTGAAAGTCTGGGAAGATATTGCGCCATCCGGCATACCCTATCCGTACGCAGTCTGGTCGGTAGTCACTGGCGATCCGCAGAATAATTTAGATTGCCCGGCCAATACTGATCATGTGTCATTCCAGATCGTTGTTTACGACACTCAGCAGAAAAGAGCTTCAGATATTCGGTCTGCAATACGAAAGGCCTTAGAGCCGTATTGCTATGTCACCAACATTCACCCAAACCACTTTGAGCGCATTGCTGACACTAACATTTTTGGTCGTGGCTTTGATGCTAACTGGTTTCTGGATAGATAAATAATTTTTTAACCAAGCGTCCATATGGACGCTTTTTTTATGCCTGTTTGTTTGTATTTGCATTCTACATTCAGGCTCAAGCAACTCAAAAAGGAGTTAGTTATGAATGCGATGTTAAAACCGATTGAAATAGTCAATGTTGAGAATGGCGAACCCATGACAACCACACTACAAATCGCTCTAGGCTTGGGTATCCAACATGCCACAGTTATTAAATTGGTTAGGACTTATATGCCAGATTTTCAGGAATTTGGAAGGGTCAGATTTAAAATCCAATCCTTTGAGACAACTGGTGGTGTTCAAGAAAGAAAATACGTCCCACTAAATGAACAACAAGCCACCTTCTTAATGACACTCATGCGAAATAGTCCGAGAGTAATTGAATTTAAGAAGGCTTTAGTAAAGGCATTCTTTGAAACGCGGGAGTTCATCCGCTCTCAAGATCAGAGTTATAACAATATTCACAACAAATTATCACTTCAACTTGATCTGGCGAAATCAGATGCAAGCCTTGCAGGTAGTGTTTTAGGAAGCTATCGCAAGAAACGAGATTTACTAATGACTGCAATTACTGAGGTTGAACGACTCATGCAGCCATGTCTATTTGAATAAACAAATTTATCAAAACCAACGCCACCATCCGGTGGCTTTTTTTATGCCTAAAATTGAGGAGTAGCTACTCATGGCGCGTATTAAATCACAAGGTACACAACTTTATGGCGTTATTGGTGGTGCCATTGTTGCCTTCACTTGTCCTAAAGCCTTTACATTTGGCGAGGACTCATTCTCTAAAATTGACTCAACATGTTTAGATTCAGACACCAAAGATTATGAACGCGGGCTGCGTGATCCGGGCGAAGGCTCGGTCCAAATTGATCTAGATGATGAGAACGCCAGCCACATGCAACTTATTCAATTGGCCGAATCGGGTGAGAAAATTCAGTGGTATGTAGGTTCTAGTCATACCAAAACCCCGCCTACGATGGTTGGCTCTGATATTGACCTACCTGAAACTCGAATCTGGTGGTCATTTGAAGGTTATCTAAACCCAGCCGCGCCAACGATTGAGCAAGATACATTGGTGAATTACACATTTACTTTGGTCCGCACTTCTGCGGTTGTAACCACTCCACGTACGGTGACTCCATAATGGCTAAATTTAATCTAAGCGATATTGCACAAGGTACACTGGTTAACGACATTCATGAGGCGGAAGTTGAATTTAAGCATCATGGAAAAACTGAAACTGTTGATATTCGCATCAAACAATTGCCTTATGCGGTTACCGAGCCATTATTTAAGCGATTAAATAAAGGTGAAGATGTGGTTGCTGAGTGGATTTCAAAAGCATTGGTTGATGATGACGGCAATGTTTATTTAACCCAGAAGCAAGTATCAATGAACTTCACGCCATCTTTGGCAGGTGCTGTGTTCAATAAAATTCTAGGTATTGAAAAAGCACCTGTGGATGAAGAGGGAAAGTCGGATTAGCGCCAGACAATGAGTTCTGGTGTGAATTAGTCTTGAATGGCATTGGTGGGCGTACAATAGCGGAAGCAAAATTAAATATGACCAATGCCGAGGTTTCTCAATGGGTTGCCTTTAAAAACAAATATGGCTCTTTGTTCTTTGGTAGACGCATAGAACAAGCTATTGGCAATCTCTACACTTTCTATGTAAATGGAAAACTAGAGGCTAAGGACAGGATTAAGGATGCCAGAGTCTTTATGCCTCATGAAGAGCAAGAGCCTGAACTATCCCTTGAGGACCAATTCCTGATGCAGTTTGGGGATGGTACGTAAAAGAAACCAAGTTAGCTTGGTTTCTTTAAACTTTTAAATAATAAGAAAACCGCTCAACAGGCCTCTTAGTCATAACTTGACGGAGAGTGGGCATAACAATATTGACATTTTGTCAACACAAGAGTATTGACGATTTATGCGCATGCGCATAATATTGCCTACATAAACCCTTTTATCATTTGATAACAGGGTGTTTTTGTCACTTATGGAGGCGTCTATGATTAGATTAACGAATTATAATATAAAGTCTATAGTAGTGGTGCCAACCTTAAAAGCTCGTGAAGGCTGGGATGGCTAGTAATACACCTCAACAAATTCTAAAAGGCAGACTAACGTTTTTATTGGCGTTGTCTGCTTTTTTAATAGCTCTGTATTTAGTACGCAATGATATTTTTGAGTTTATAAACTTAAAGGAATGGAAAACCAATGACTGGCTTGCCTTTTCCCAGTTAATAGTTTTTCTAGTTTCTGCTTATATAGCTTATACAACAATACACTCTTCTAAAAACACATCCAGAGAGCGAGCAACTCTTGATACTATTCTTGATGACAATAAGGATGAAACTTTATTTAATTCAAAAATGATAGTGTTAAGGTTTGATGAGGATCCATCAGCTTATTTCCTTGAATTAGAAGATAAAGAAAGTAATCATAAATCCCTAGCTAGCTTACTAAGTGTGGCTGAAAGCGCTTTAACTATAAATGAGGCGGAAGTTCGTATGCACTTGCTAAAGGTCTTAAATCGCTATGAGTTTTATGCTATTGGTATCAATAGAAAATTGCTTGATGAAGAGATGTTTAAGCGAATGTATTGCTCAACAATGTTAAAATTCTGGGCGATCTGTAGTCCGGCGGTTTCTCAATTGAGAGAGACTGCTAAAAAAGATACGCTTTTTAAAGAATTTGAATGCTTGGCTAATAGATGGAAAACCAATCCTCTTAAAGTTGAAGACATAAACTAAACCACTCTCCGGAGTGGTTTTTTTGTGCCGGAATTAGTATCTTGTCCTGAATAATTAATATTCGGGGTAAGGTGTGGAAATAATAATAGCAATCGTGATTGGTGTGATTATTTGGTTTGTTTTTAAAGCCAAAAGAACAGCAAGTGAAACAAGTATAAATCTAACCCCAAACAAGACTTCATATGCTTACAACATAGTAGGCGAGCAGTCTTATCAAAATAACTTAAAAAAGATAGCCGGCCCTAAAGAAGATAAATCCAAGTTTTTTGAGTGCTACGCGAAAGTCAGCTCAGAGCCATTTAACCAGTATGATAAGAATGCCGTTAAGGTTGAAATTAATGGTTTGCTTGTGGGCTATCTGAGTAAAGGTGAAGCAGTCAAACTGGCAGGCAAAGTAATAAATAAAAATGTGCCGGCGGTCATAGATGGCGGTTGGAAAGATGAAGAAGGCACAGGTAGTTATGGTGTAAAGCTGGCAATTAATAGTGTTAATGATCTGATTTAATGAGAGTTGAGAAATGAAAAAACTATTAATAGCGATTCTGTTAATCACATCGACACAAGTTATTTTTGCCGAAGAAAGAACTCTGGATGAGCGTTGTGATGGACATGCTAAATACGTTATTGAGTTATTAAAAAATAAATACAGCGGAGAGTCTCTATCAGAGCAATTAGAATTAGTAGAGGAGTGGGATGATCCAATCTATCGAGAGGAGGTTAAAGGCATTTTAAAAGAAATTATCTATAAGCAGCCAATATTTTATTTAGATAGAGAGATTGCTCTACAGGGTTTGGAGAACTACATAGCCGCGTATCGAAGTTGTGTAAAACAGTATGCAAAAGACTAAATATCTTAAATTTTTAATAAGCCTCACTTATGTGGGGTTTTTTATTGCCTGAGGAAAAGTTATGGCAACATCAAGCCTAGGCCGACTCACACTTGATCTGGCGGTCAAACTTGGTTCATTCGAGCAAGGCATGACCCAAGCAGAACGAAAAACGAAAGATACAACAGAAAAAATGGGTAAAGCTTTTAGTGGCTTTAAGTCTCAAGTTGCTGAGGCATTAGGTGGCACCCAAATTGGTTCGATTGTTGATTCTTTTAATACAAAAATAGGTTCGCTAAGAGGCGGTATTCTTATCGCTGGAGGAGCGCTTGCAGGAATGGCTGCTGGTGGTATTGCAATAGCTACTGGTGGTTTAGCAAAGATGGCTATAGATGCTGCTAAAGCAGATGCGCAACTTTTAGTCTTGGCAAACCGCGCCAATACCAGTGCAGAGAACTTTCAAATTCTTCAGTATGCTGCATCCGGTTTGGGTGTAACACAAGATCAGCTTGGAAGTATTCTTGCCGATGTGCAGGAAAAATTGGGTGAATTTAGCGCAACTTCTGGGGGTGGAGCAGCTGACTTCTTTGATGCACTAAAAAATAATACCAAAATGACAGAAGATCAAATCAAGTCATTTGGCAAAACCTTGCAGGGAAAAGATGGGGTTGAGGCAATTCAACTACTTAGCGATAAGCTTGATGAGCTAGGTGCTACCTCTCAAGAACGTCGTTTTGTCTTTGAGAGCCTAGCCTCTGATTTAGGGAACTTGGCCCCCATATTTGCTGAAAATGGAGACCTTTTAGAAAAATATGGTGATGCATTAAGAGATGCAGGGGTAATCAAGTCAGGTGAAGCGCTAGAGCAGTCAAAATTATTGGCAGCCCAGACTGAGTCAGTACGGATGCGTTTTGATGGCTTAAAGGGGCAATTAGCTAGCCAAATGATGCCAGCATTGAATAGCCTTGTTAGCCATTTTATTGAGGGCGCAACAAAAGGCGGTCAATTCGGTGGCATTATTAAATCGGTTGGTGTGATTGCGCGAGGGGTCGGTGTTGTTATTATTGGTGTCGCAGCTTCTATTGAGGTAATGATTAAGATCATTGGTGGACTGATTGATCAAGCTAAGAATGTTGCTAAGACTGCGCTTGATGTCTGGAATGCTGATGGTATGGTGGCCAAAGCCAAGGCTACATGGAATGGCTTGGCAAATGCCGGAACATTGGCGGTAGGAACATTTACAAGTGGTGCCAGTGCGATTCAGACTGCCATGAATGGTGCTGGCAATATCCTTGACTCAGCAACAGCTAAAACAGATAAATTGGCAGAGGCTAACCTGGCGATTGCAGAAGCCGCGAAACAATCCGCTGCTGGATTAAGAATCAATACCAAAGAGGCCGATGAAAACACTAAAGCCAAGGAAAAAGCTGCAGCTGCTTCAGCCAAGGCAGCAAAAGAGCAAGCGAAACTTAATGGCCTTGTTGGAGCTTCGGCACTATCAGGTTTGCGTATTAAGTCATCCGAGGCGTTTGCAGGCGGCAAAGTGAGGGGCTATACAGCTGAGTTTGCCAAACTAGCACAAGATACTCTTGGTTCGCAGCTAAATCGCTTTACAGCATTTAATGATAGCTATCATAAAGGAACAAATAGCAAGCATGCTATCGGCAAGGCTTTTGACTTTACGGTAAAAGATGTTAGAGAAGCGAATGCATCAATCAAGAGATTGCAGGAGGTTGCTAAAAAATATGGCTTTACAATTAATGCTATCAATGAATACGCAAAACCATCTGCCCGATCTACTGGCGGTCATGTGCATGTTTCTGTGCTTGGCTATAAGGGCACAACAGATATGCTTAAGGACGCGCAAGCGGAACTAAGTATTATTGCTTCAACCAATGAAGAAGCTAAGCGTATCCAAGACGAAAGATTCAAGGCTCAACAGGCTGTTGCAGGTCGATACTATACCGAATTGGAAAAACTTGAGTACGAAAATTCTGAGGCTATTAAAGAAATTAATGAAGCTTTTGCTGGTGATGAGTCGGCTCGACAAAAGTATTTGCAACTTCAGCAATTAGCTTACAAGAAGGATGTCGAAGATTTTAAAAAGGCACAGCAAGCTAAGTATGATTCTTTCAAGCGTGATTTTGCTGACCGTATTTATAATTCACAGAATAATCTAGACCTCATGGGTGTGGCCGCAAAATATGGCCGAGATAGTCTCACATATAAGCTTAAAGAACTTGGCTCTTACACTAACTCCAATAAGAGAGATAACAATACTTTTTTAGCGGATAGTGTAGGTCGAATTCAGGATGAGTATGCTGCCCCTAATCAGGAGAAGGAGCGGCAGGATTTAATCGAACAAGCTTATAAAGCGCACAAACTTCGCTTGCAGGAGATTGATGCTGAGCATAATGAAGCTACAAAGGCTTTGGTTATGCAACAAGCCAGTATGCAAATACAGGCATTTTCAGGGCTTACCGGCTCACTAATGGGCTTGGTGGATCAATCTAGTTCAGCATATGCAGCTTTGTATTCGGTTCAAAAAAGTTTCAACTTAGCGCAAGCCATTATGAATGGCTACACTGCAATCTCTGCTGCATGGGCCTCTGCGCCATTCCCTTACAACATGGGCGCGGTGACAATGGCCACAATAGAGACTGGGGTGTTGCAATCCGCTATTGAAGCCGTAACTCCAGTTGGTATGGCTCACTCTGGTATTGATTCGGTGCCAAGAGAAGGGACTTGGTTGCTAGACAAAGGCGAACGAGTAGTTACATCAAATACCTCAGCCAAACTTGATAAAACACTTGATCGAGTGCAGCAGGCGCAAAGTTCTAATCAAGCCAACTCGCCAAACGTTAATCTCAATCCAAATTTCGTGATTGTGGATGAGCGCGAAAAGCTTGGTGATTATCTATATAGTCCTGATGGTAAGAAAGCCTTTGTGAAGTTCTTTAAGCAGAACCGGCGCGAATTAGGATTGGCATAAGCTCACTTCGGTGGGCTTTATTTTTGGAAAAAAGCGCAGGATGAAACCTGCCTTTTTAATTTATACAATTCAGAAAAAGCAAAACCCCGATGTGAGGGCACCGGGGTTTTTGTTTCCACTCAACCGAGAAGTAAAGAGGAAAAACATCTTGTATGAATGATTTTAACACCAAACCCAATATAAGCATAGAGGGTAGAATGAGCGAACAGGATACAGGAAAAGTAGCCATCATTATGGCATGGGGCAAATCGATATCCCTTGTCATTGGTAGCTTAGCTGGAGCAATAACAGCCATAACAGCTTTATTTAAATATATTTTGTGAACACTATGGAATCAACTTTATAAAACCGACCCAATAAGAGGTCGGTTTTTTAATGCCCAAATTTTGAGGACAAAATGAAAATACAAACATCATATGGCGAGGTGCACGTATTAACAAATTGCCCTCTGGTGGATTCAACTGAAAGCCTGGAATGGATGACTGAAGTACATGAAGCATTTGATGGTTCCGAGATTCGTTATCCGCTTCGCGATGCGCCACGACAAATCCTGAATTTCAAGTACACGGAAATGCGTAAAGCTATGGGTGATCTGTTTCATATGCTCTATGCCAATCTGCGTAAACAATGGGGTATTCCGCTGCGTCAGATTAAGCGAAGCATTCCAGATATTACCGATGATGACTACATCATTCTCGATGCAACAGACAGCATAGCCGACCTTAGAGTCGGTTTTGCTTTTATTGAGAGTAAGGAAGGTGGTCAGGTCGTGGAGATCGTTAGCCGCGGCCGCTATATCATTGTTCAGGAAGAAATTCGGGACCCGGAAACCGATGAGGTGATTCAGGAACTCATCACTGAGTACCAGGACGGCTTTCGACTGGCTGAAAACATCACAGCGACCAAGGCAGTGATTATGCCGCTGCGGATCTGCATTATTGATGGTGATGCTTCAATTAATACTGGCGGGTTCTGGTCCAATACTTCAGTGGTTTTTCGGGTGCTGGCAGAAGACTTGCCAGAGCATGAAGGTGATGTGCCAGAGCAGTTTAAAGGTCAAGACATTTACTTCAAGCCGTTACTACTTGATGGTGACTCGCTCGAAATGACATTGACTCAGCATCAAAACATTGTTGATGGAGCCATAGGTGGTTTTGAACAGTATACACATCATACGGGACCCAAGTATCTAAAGCCATTTACCTCACTATTAAAAAACTGGCCCGAATTCAACGAATATCGCCGGTTCTTGTTTCGGCGGTCTGGGCGTTACCGTGCATTCTGGATGCCGCTTTATGAGCAGCACCTGAATATCCTGAATGCCGGGAATATCACTGAAACGTTATATACCGATACCCAATATACCGTCGAAGCAGGGCGTAAGCATATTGCAGTTAAGCGCAAGAATGGCACTTGGTCAGCGCATGAGATTACCAGCCTTACCAGTAACGCATTCACGATTTCACCGGCAATAAATGCACATCGAGACGACATTAAAACTATCTGTTATTTAGGACTTCATCGCCTGGATGCAGACCGGATCGAGTTTCAGTTTTTAGGCGCAGGCAAAACAAGAGTCACTGTACCAATCGTGGAGATTGATCACTAATGGCACGCTCAGAACTTTATCAATTTAAACATGGGGACAAGCAGTGGTTTTTTACCAGTGCACGTAAAGCAATTATTCATAACAACATTATGCATTACCCGGTGCGCGGTTTGAGTCGAGGCGATATTGAAGATGCAGATATAGACAAGTGCGAAGTCGAGCTGACCTTTCCGCATCCATATCCGTTATTCAATAGTGACGATGACAGCTTTGCCCAAGTGTTCTTAAACAAGATTTATCTGGAATCAGTGTATTTCACGCTGATCGAGCTAGATGACGGGGAATCTCTAGTGCTGTTTAAAGGCCGTGTGACCCAGCCAAAGTTTGATGACCGTGACAATACCATGACGCTGGTATGCTCTACTGCTGAAAGCTTTATGCGTCGCAACATTCTGACTCGTAAATATCAACGTACCTGCCCGAACAAGATATACGACAAATACTGCGGCCTTGATTTTGATGAATGGTCATTTGATGTGACTGTGACTGCAATTAATGGTCTTGAAGTCACTTATACCGTGAATCCCACACAAGTCATTGATGGACAGGGTAATCCGGTGTTTGAGCAGATCCCAGTGCTTGATGAGCTTGGTCAGCCTGTTCTGAATGAGCAGGGTAATCCGACATATACAGATGGCGAACCGGTCATGGAAATCAAGACATATAAATCGGGTTGGCTTAGCCGGGGATTGCTTAAAAAAGATGGAGTGTTCACCTTCATCATTGGCAATAGCACAAACGGCAGCATTCGTCTTTATCGGCAGCATGTAGGCCTAAAGGTTGGTTATGTCGTACGAGTGGCTCCGGGCTGTGATCAGTCTTTGAAGACCTGCGATGAGGATTTCCATAACCATAAGCGATTCGGTGGCCATCCAAATATACCAACAGAGAATCCTGTTGAAACTCAACTGATTAAATAATTAAGTAGGTATGCCATGCTGGTAATTTTGCTTCTGTTGGCCTTATTTGTGCCTGCAATCTGCTTTAGTCAAACATTTGATATTGAAAAATATGAGATTCGCCAAGAGAAGGCAATACTTCCTTTATTGATTCTCGGCGCGGCTTTGCTGTCAATCGCAGTGGGAGTGTATACATTTCTGCAAATGCGTAAGATGCAGAAAAAGAATCAACCAAAACCAAACCAGTTAGACGGCACCATCGCTGATGAAGGTATTTCATTTTATGACTTGGCCGGCAGTCCGCATGTGCATACCAATATCACTGATATTTGGGATAAAGATGTTCAAGCCATCAAGAAAAAAAGCGGTGGCTTTTTGGGCATGGGTAAAACATCACAAGTCACTGGCTACCGCTATTACGCTAAATTCGCAGCTTTTATTGGTAACCGGATTGAGAAATTGATTGCGATTAACTTTGATAATCGCAAGTGGGTAGTGCATGACCCATTGAAGCATCCCCCGAATTTACTTCCAGTGCTGGAGGGTAATTTATTTGGTGAGGATGAGGGCGGTGTTTCCGGGAACATTGATATTCATTTTGGCTATCCAGATCAGGAGCCTAATGCTGAGTATCAAAAGTATTTTCCGTTAGTTTCTGGCTACCCATATCAGTCTTATTTGGTGTTCCGGGGTCTTGGTGCCGTTCAGGCGGGAGGTGGAATAGTTGGAGGTGTTATTGGTGCCTTGCAGGGCCATCGAAATAGTTCTTTCTACCTCGGCAACTCTGGCTATATGAAAGAAATGCTGCTTTGGGTAAAGCGAATTCATGTGAGAAATAGCGGTGATATGCAGTGGCATGATATTAAATCAGAAATTGGTGACAACATGCCATATTCATCGCTTACCGGCGAATTTACAAATAATGGCGTGGTCTTCAAAGTTTCCGGGAAACGAAAAATACCTGAAGGAATTGAAGTAACTGCAACAACAAACTGCATTGGGGGGATAACAGGAGAATTCAGTTATTCAGTTCATACTGCAGGTTTGCCTGGCACAACTGCATCAGACGCACTTAAAGAGCGATACGGGATTCTTGATATTTTTCGAGATTTAGAACTTAGATTTGAAGGCTATAAAGGTTCATCAGATACCGGAATTTTTCTTGATCATGCAGACTTTTGGTACCCAAATTGGGAAACCGTGAAAGATAAAAAAATGATTAATAAGGTTTCGGTGAAATCGGTAGGATTTCCGGCACTTTATTTAATTGAACTAAAATCAAGGACAAGGCAAACCGATTTCAGTATTAAGATGGCATCTCTGAGGAGTTATGTACTCAGTAACATTCAGGTTGGAAACTTTAAGGATGGCTATGTGGAAGGTCGGTATCTAGCGGTCATTCTGGACGCTGGTGACACCATAAATATAGGATTTAGTACAGAGAATGATCTGAATGCAGATACACGCCTGCAAATTCGATCTCATATACAGTGTCAAGTCGTAGATCTAGAGATTATTGAAGGCGGAAGCAGTCACGGTCCAGACATCAATCCAATTCACAAAATCCGTGAAATTCTTACCGATGACACAGCAATGGGTAAGCCTGAATCAGATGTGAATGATGCTAACTTCATGAAAGCAGCCGATAGAATCTGGAATGAAGGGCTAGGGATTTCATGGGCGATTGACGAGAAATCTTGTATTGATGCAATTGAGGAGCTTTGTTATCACATTGAAGCTGGAGTTCGCGTAAATCGTCAGACCGGTTTATATGAGATGGTTCTGTTTCGTGATGACTGGTTTTCTGAAGAAGAAACCCACGACATTACAGAAAACAAGATTAAGAACTTATCACTTGAAATCATGAATAGTGATGACATTGTTAATCAGTTGAATGTCACTTATTACGATAGAGAGCGCATCAAGAATTCTGCCTTTTCAGTCTATGAGAATGGCTCGATTTTGACGATGGGACATGTTAATGCTGAATCGGTTGATTTTCCATACTTCATGAATATGCGTAATGCTGAAATTGTAGCGAACTGGAAGTTAAAGCAATTCTCCACTCCAGCCTGGTCTGGCAGTTTTACGACTGGTTGGCGTGAAGCGCGTAAATGGAACCGTTATGACTTGATCCGGTTGCCATGGTCTAAGAAGTGGAATGGTACGATTCTGGTCCGCATCATGAAAATCAATTTAGGTAATGGTACTGACAATACCGTAACCATTGATTTTGAAGAGATAGTGCCGTATTCCGGAGAAATGAACACCAGCATTGTAGCTGACGAGTCTTTGAACCAAGGTGTATTACCACCGCAGCCAGCACCGCATGAGATATTTGAAGCACCATATTTTCTCACTGTGTTAAAAAGCGGCCAGGTTAATGCTGATTTAGAGCTATCTAATAATCCTGAAATTGGCTATGTCGCTGCAATCGCAGCAAAACCACAGAGCAACTCATTAAGCGCATTACTCTATACAGATGGTAGTACAGGTAATTTTGAAGAAGCTTCGCGACTTGATTATTGCGATATTTTACAGCTTGATCAGACTATTGATGAGGCAACTCACTCATTCACAGTTACCGGTTTCTTAACTCAACCGGCAAATTCAAATAATTTAATCTTTTTAAATGATGAATTGATGGGTTTTGTGAGTTTTGATGCCGAAACGAAAGTTCTCACTGTGAAACGTGGTGTGCTCGATACTGTACCGAAAAAGCACAGCAACGGACCTTTATTTGTATTTGATTTACCTGACGTTGCTTTTGATTCAGCACAATATTCACGCAGTGAGATTGTTCAAGCCCAAGTTTTGACTACCACACCAAGTGGCGTTCAGGAGCTTGTGAGTAACGGTAAAAACATTGAAATTTATGCTCGTGCAATCCGCCCATACCCGCCAGCTAATGTAAAAATTAATGGCGAGTATTGGCCCGAAGATATTGAGACTGATTTAATCATCACTTGGTCTGACCGTAATCGTCTAAGCCAAGATATTTTAGATTGGTTTGACAGCAGCATTGCAATAGAGCCGGGAACTCAAACGCATTTAATTTTAACGCAGCTAGATGAGAATAATCTTGAAGTTGCAACGACAAATGCAAATGTCACCGGCACTACAAGCTACACCATGCCGATTTCATCAATGCAAGCTGCTACCCGTACAGCAAGCATTACTTTAAAAACGGTACGGGATGGCTACGAGTGCTTGAATCCATTTATGCATACGGTTGAATTATCTCAATTCTTTTCAGCACCGTATGATCTGATAGTTGAGTTTAAAAATGACTAATCGTTTAGAGACAAGCTGGAAACTGGATGGTTTTGTAGATGAGCAGCGTTATTACTGCTCTGAAACAGCATTTACAGCAGAAACAAAACCAGAACCCAAAGTTGTTTTAGCTGGTGATTTACTGACATATACTGATACCGATATTGAGTCTGGAAAAACATATTATGTTGCTGTTGGATCTGTAAAAAATAGTACTGAAAAGCTGAGTGAAGTTAAGTTGGTTCGTACTGTTAGTGATGAATACTGGACTAATGTTATTTCTCTTCTTCATTTCGACAATAACACTGATGATGAAGCAGGTAGATTATGGTCTAAAGTTGGCTCTATAGGTTTTATAGATAATCCTGAATTTTTTGGCAAAGCAGCACATTTTGATAGCACATCAAATTATATACATACAGATGCTGCAGAATTTTTCGACTTTAATGATTCTTTTACCGCTGAGTTTAGTGCAAAAATTATTGCAAGACCATTAGCTTCAGGGCTTGGGTCAATTATAAATATCGGTATTCCAAACACAATCACTCTATACAGCGGGTTTGGTGTGGATTCGTCAGGACTACCGTATTTTTATGAATACAACAATAATACTGGTACTCGATTATTCGGTAGCTCACCACTTCCGCTCAATGAAAAGAAACACTTTGCACTCTGCTATGACAAGACTACAAATATTCTTTATATATTTATAGATGGTATTTTGATTGCAAGCAGAACTATGCCAGCCATCACTCGACCGACGGACCAAAGGTTTACAATCGGGAGTGGCTACACAAACTATATGACTAACTGCATTTTAGATGAATTTCGATATACAAAAGGTGTTGCACGATACATTGAAAACTTTACCCCGCCCGATGAGCCATTTCCAAATTATTAATTTATATCCCGCTCCGGCGGGTTTTTTATTGCCAAAAATAAGGGGGATTTATGACAAAAGGAGAAATCTATGGACTTCCTTAGTCAAGTTCTAGAAAGCGTACGAGACCACGCTCAGATTCTATTTACAGGAATATTGGGCGCAACCTTCGGCTTTCTACTCAGCAAAGAATCTAAACGAGATCGCTTGGTTGGCTTCTTTGCTGGCTTCATTTTATGCGTGGTCTTTGCTAAACCGGCGAGCTTGTTTCTTGCTAACGGCAATTACCCTGAACTATTCGGTTTTGTTTTAGGTGCTGCTGGTAAGAGCACAGCTGAAGCGTTGCTGAGTTTGGCTCGATCAAGAATTCTTGGTTTAGTCAAAAAGGAGAATGAAGATGCTGCTAATCATAAGTAAGTCAGCGGTCATACTATTTATCATTTCTTTTTCAATCCTGGTGTTTCATCCAAAAATTAAGCTTCCAAAGCACATCGATTTCCTTTTGATGTTATCGATCATTTTTGGTGTTGCATTATTAGTTAAAGACAGATATGTGGCCAGTCCAGCCGGCACGCTTTTTTACACCACCGTAAGTGTTTTATTTGCTCTATTCACTCGGCAGATTTATCTCTGGGGGAAGGGTGGTGCACGACCAAAATTCTTTAAATGGGATAAAGATGATGAACATCGCTCAAATTAAAAAGCTTCAAACTATAGTAGGTGTGCATGCTGACGGCATCATCGGACGCGGTACTCTATCAGCACTGTTCCGTAAACTTGGGGCCAGCAATGCTCGTGCTGAAGAGTTAGCACTGGCTGCAAATGTTCACATGCGGACATACGGCATCCTGGACAATTCACTTCGCTTTATTCATTTCATGGCACAGCTTACGCATGAATCTGGCAACTTTCGTTATATGGAAGAAATTGCCTCAGGTAAAGCGTATGAAGGCCGAAAGGATTTGGGAAATGTCTATGCAGGGGATGGGGTTCGATATAAAGGTCGTGGACCAATTCAATTGACTGGCCGTGCAAACTATCGACGGTACGGGCAACAACTCGGTATTGATCTGGAAAATAATCCTGAGATTGTTGCATTACCAAGTATGGGTCTGATGGTTGCCTGCAAGTTCTGGTCTGATAACGGCTTGAATGCCTTAGCTGATAAGGATGATGTAGTTGCTGTAACTCGTAGGATCAATGGTGGCACCAATGGCCTTGAAGATCGTAAGAAACATTTGGCACTATTGCGGAGTTGGGTATGAAGTTGGTATTGCTGACTTCCTTCCTTCTCTCCGGCTGCACAGCACACTCAATCTCTAATCATGTGAGCGTGACAGTGTGCGTGCAGTGTTTTGGATAAATCAATCTTCTGCTTCGTAGATCAACATATCATGAACCTTATCTAGTGTATCTTTTTGACTTATGATTGCAGATTTAAGCTGATTAAAAGCAATTCTGTAAGCTTCATGATTCCCCGAATCAATTGACTTTTCCATCCAGTCCAGCTTTGATAAGAAAAAATCTCTACGTTCAGCAGTCCACTGCTCAAGCTCTTTTACTGTTGCTTCCGTATTATTGTGCCGATGAAGCAACAGGGATATGCGTTGCGTTATTTTTGGTTTTGACATCAAGCTAATTCCATTTTATATTTAGTCATTCATCACTGCTTAAGTGGTTTAGCAAAGGTAACCTTTGTTTACGACTTATGACATCGCTTAGATGAAAAGCCTGCACCGCAATTGCAGGTTTTATTTCTTTGGCACAAATTGCGGAATGTTAAGATAGTCAATCTGTTTTAATGGTGAAAAGCTGGATTGTTTAAATTTTCTTTCTCCATTTACATAAACTGGTTTAGCTTGGTAAATAGCTTTTACCACATAAAATTTTTCATCATTAATCTTTATTTCCTCTTCTGCATATACACGGCCAAATGTTTTTCTTAACTGGCTATAAGTGAAATTGTTAATCACTCTAGCAGCAGCATCAAAACTGCAAGCAAAATCAGCTATTGCTTGAGCTACATTATGATCATTGGGGTAAATGTCGTTAACTGTTAAATAAGGTATATCAGTAGCCAAAAGATGATTTACGTTAGCCATCGGGTTTCTATGAATAAAGTTAAATTCTTTCATTTTACAATCTCAACTATTGGAAGATTTGAGTAACGTTGCGATTCCCACTTTTTAGCTAATGAAACCACCCCTTCAAGCAAAACCCCATCTTCTGATCTATAAGTGATTACATCGCCACTTTTTAATGATGCATCATATTTCGCAGTGGCTTTAGCATCTTTTGTTATGGTGTTTAGTATTGTTAATTTTTTCATGGCTACTTCCTCACTTAGATTCGTTAATAATGTCTTGAGAATAGCTTCCCGTTTTATTACCTCTTTTTTTAGCTCTTTTATTACCCAATCATTTAAATCTTGATCTCGATTTATCCAGTTCTGGATGGTTTTTCTATCAACTGGTTCACCATTCTTATTGACTAGAATCTTGGCGAACTGATTAGCAGAGTAGTGCTCACCAAAAAGGGCAATTCCAAATTCATGTATTTTCATAAGAATCCCTAGTTAAATGGCATGTAATCCCATATTGAATTAATTACAGATAGTGAAAGTTTAGAAAAAGCTAAATTTGCTTGGTCTTCAGTCATTGAATTATTTAATTCATCGCTTGGGCTAACTTCAACAGTATTTTTATTGAAGCTGAAATCTGCTGCTTTAGAGAAGAAGATATTGATACGGCTTTTAATTGCTTTTGCTGCATACTCGCTAGAAAGATCATTAATAGCGATATAAATTTCTTTAAGTACCGCAGCGAAGGTTACGTTATAACTATCACCCTTACGAACTGTGTCGCGGGTAATTTCGTGTGCTATCTTGAAGATTTCTTTTTGAGTAACGATTAATTTATTGAATTTCATGGCATATCCCCTTGGGCTTGACTAGAGCTAATCTCCTGTCTATGTACATATTATGAATCCGAATGGATTCATTGTCAATATAATACTACCCTTTGCGATATATTTTTTAACCTCCCGACGAACGGTCAACAAACCCCACCAACTTCATAAAACTCCAGCTGTTCTTGTTCCGAAAACCAAGGATTATACCTAAGCGCCCACCCCGGACTTTTATTGTACGGCTTGGCTCGTTTGACTAAATAGCAAATATAAAAGTGGTAGGGATCCATTTTTCTTATTCTCTTAAGCTGGTATAATGGTTCTGAGTTCAGTTTCTAAACCCTCAACTGAACCGGAATAATAAAAAGATAAATAAACTTAGTCAAAGTTAATCAAATTAAGATGTTACACAGAAGTTACACAATGCTGCTCCTGTTGAGTAATACCATATAAATAACAATGGTTTGTGCTGTATGTTCGACTCCCGCCACCTCCACCAAAATTCTTTCCGAAGTAATCCATCGGAATCTAAAAAAGCCTTTAAACTCAATGTTTAAAGGCTTTTTTTATGCCTGTTTGTCCGATAGCGTCTGATCCTATTTGACCCCATATTTGCTCTTTGTGGGTAAATATTGGGAAAATTTACCCAGAAATTAATACATCAATTATGGGTAATCGATATGCCACTTACAGATACTGAATGTAGAAAAGCACAGCCGAAAGACAAACAGTATCGTCTTTCGGATTCACATGGTTTATCCCTCATCATTACCACCAAAGGTCAAAAATATTGGAATGTACGCGTCACTGTCCATGGTGAACGTAAGTCTGAATCGCTTGGCCCATATCCAGATTTAAGCTTAAAAAAGGCAAGGGAGCTTGCATATGAACTTAAGCATCGATTCTCACGTTCAGTACTGCATGAAGAATTAAAGCCATATTTCAAAGAAGTTGCAGAAGATTGGTTCAATAATCAAAAAGAAACCTGGTCATCCAAACACATCAGTAATGTTCGAGCTTCATTGGATGAGCTTTATATTGCTCTTGCTAATAAGCGTATTAACCAAATTCAGGCACCTGAGATTCTCCAGCTCATTAAGAAAATTGAGGCAAGAGGTGCGCTTGAAATTGCAAAACGTACCTTATCTCGCTGTGGCATGGTCATGAAATATGCTATTGCACATGGATACCGCTATGATAATCCGGCAGGTGATCTAGTTTATGCTCTCAAGAACAAAAGAGTCAAAAACCTGGCTTCGCTTACTGCCTCTGAAATGCCTGAATTTTTAAAAAAGGTAAGAGCATACCCAAGTGATGCTCAGACACATCATGCGATTATTCTGATTATGCTGACAGGCGTTCGGGTCAGTGAGTTGCTGCAAGCACGCTGGGAAGAATTTGATTTGGAAGGACGTAAGTGGGATATCCCTGAAGAGCGTATGAAGAACCGTCTTCCGCATCGTGTACCGTTGACGGACATGATGATTGCTGAGCTTCAGGCTTTGAGACTTACCCATAATCAGGAACTGCTATTTCCACATCGTTTAAATAATAAAGAACCGATGCGTAGTGAATCTATTTTGGCTGTGATTAAACGTTCGGGTTATGCAGGTCGAATGACCACACATGGTTTTAGATCGCTATTCAGTACAGTCGTAAACGAGTCCAATTTATTTAATCCTGATGCTATTGAACGCCAACTTGCCCATGTACCTCAGAATAGAATTCGTTCGGCTTATAACCGAGCACAGTACTGGGATGAACGTGTGAAGATCATGGAGTGGTATGCGGAGAAAGTGAAATTTTGGTTGGATCATTGATAATCATCTTTCTCATCATTGTGGGGGAAGGGATGGACCTTTCCAGCACTAGATTTATGGGATAAAAGCAGCTTTGTTGCATCTAGCAACTTAGAGGGTAAACCAGGGTTTTGTCTCTGAGAAATTTGAGTAGATGATTCATTTTTAGCTACTATCTCTTGCTCTTGCTCTTGCTCTTGCTCTTGCTCTTGCTCTTGCTCTTGCTCTTGCTCTTGCTCTTGCTCTTGCATATGGTAGCGGGTGAAGCTTGATGTTTTAGGTAGATTTTCAGAAAGGGGCTCTTGCACTAAGTTTAATGGCAATGTTGTGTGATTTTGTATTTGTGTAATCTTAGAATCATTTTTTAGTGCGTTGATCTCTTGAAGCTTAAGTTTTAATTTTGCATTAAGCTGCTTACGGATATCTTTTGTCAGCTTGCCCGAAGTATCTGTACTATGAGCTTCATTAGATGAATTTTCAGAAATGATTGATACGCATTCGTCTAATAGAAAATCCACTAGTGTTTCGTAAGTTTTATTAAGCTCGTTTTGGTCACTATTATACTTATTCTTTAGGTAAGCTATATAGTTTGTTGATTCTTGAACTGTCGTCTTTAGCTGTTCAATTTGTTCCTTTTGCTTGAGTAAATTTGTATCGAAGCTATCAGTTATTCTGCTGACGGTTTGAGACAAGCTTCCCACTTCTAATTTTTTTCTCAGGCGTTCTAACTCTGTTTTTGTTTTTTTGCTTACGCGTAATTGTATCTTATTCTCATTGTTATGTGCTTGTTGGAATTTAAAAACTCTAAAGCCTTGTCGTAACTTTTCATACTCAGAAATAGGAATGATCAATGTTTCATGTGTTGATAGTACTGCTGAAAGTGTAGGTACAAGTCGATTTGTGTTGGTAGGGTTATTGTGGTTTAAAAAATGGCTGTATTTGCTTTTAATCCATTTTTCTTTTAAGTCTTGATCTGTTTCTAACCATTTTTTTAAAGATTCTTTTGGTCTAGCCATAAGAGTAGCCTCATTTAAATCACATTAACGTTTAAATTAATGTTAAATAAACGTTAATATAATTTCAATAGTTTCATTTTGCACATAACGGTTTTTTTGAGTAAGCTAATTGAAGCTAGAAATGGATATAAAACGACTTATGGATGATAAAAATTCTGACGTCTTATTTTTGTTGGTACATGATTTTTTGCCAACAACTGTGAAACCGTACAGTCGTTGGGTGCTATATAAAATTTTAGAAGCTTATGCAGGAACTCCATTTGAGGTTTCGAATAAAATCCTTGCTATTAGATTGGGGTTGTATGAGAGAAGAGTTGCAGTTGCTCTAAAGGAGTTAGTGAGTTATCAAATTCTTATTGCGCCAATTGAATGTGTAGATAGTCAAAATTTTCTCAGATTTAATGAGGAGCTGTTTAGGCGTTATTGGCAGGTGAGTACTAGAAGTAGGTACGCAGTAGATGAATGGTACAACCGATCTCGCTATAAACCTAATGAGCTATTTTTTTATATCCTCAAAGAGCGTTTAAATGATTTTTATATCAGCCATACGCAAGCTAATAAGACGAGCTTACAAGATAAATTGGATTTTAAAGATGCATTGGTATTATTGTGTCTAATTAGGAATACTAATGAATTCGGTGTGGTTGAAAATTGTGGAATAACCAGACTCAAGGATAAGACAGGCTTGTCTAAGCCAAGTATTTTTAGGTGTATCGAAAGCTTAAAAAAATATGGAATCATTCGTCATAGGTTGGGTGGAATCGCTAATAACCGATTTTTAATTGGCACACATCCAATATTTTTCTTAAATCTTTCGCATGAGTTGTGGTTGGAAAAAAGGAACTATGGTTATTTTTATATCCTAAATTGCAAAAAACAGCATACTTTTGAAATCTACAACAATTATCTATATATCAAATATTTCATAGCAAACTATACTTATCTGCTCCCTATGATCGAAAGAAGGGATGTAATAGGTATATCAGAATACATAGACGAACAGATTCGATCACAGCTGTATAATCTTTCTAATAATGTCAGTAACATCAATAAGAAAGATGCTTACCAGCACTATGATCAAGCGGATCAATATTTGCTTAGTCAATTGATTGATTTGGCATTAGAAATAATGGCTAGCCATAAGGGTTTTGAAGGCTTTTCATATTATTTTGAATACAAAGCTATACGTGCACGAAACAGTAACATGAACTCAAACATGGCAATTATGGCTCGGATTCAAGCAATCTTTGAGCAATGGAGTATTCAGAATTTTGGTAATGTCGAGGCAATGAAGAGATCAAAAGACGGGCTTATTTCTTGGAATGATGGAAATGCTTCAAGGTTAAAATCATTCATTAATTCGCTAGTTGATGTGCGGAATCAGCAGAAAGCCGAATCCTCTTTTATGACTTACCAGCTACAAAAATTTATCGAAATTTTTGTAGCTATGTTTGTTAAGAATAAGATTTTTATTTTTAGTCGGGCTCTTCACATGGCCGAAAATTTTAGACCTTTTACAATTGTTCCTCATAGCGATCCACAAACTTTATGTATTTTTCAGCCTTCAAAGAATCTGAGAGCAAATTTATTTACACAGATTGATCTTGATGAGCCAGATAAAAATTTAAAATGCAGAGAATTTATCCCTTCAATTGAGGATTTAAAGATGATGGGGCTATTGCCCGAATGTTGTAAAACATTGGATGGTTTTGAAGAGATTGTATGTGAGGATGAGGCATAACTTTAGCTTAACCTGAAGTTGCATAATATGGTTGGTACACTCAACTCAATTTCAGGCTTTATGTGGGTTTTAAACGCCATCACTTAGCCGGTAAAATATATTATTATATTAAGAATATATATAGTGGTATTGGTTGGAAGTTAGCCAATAAAGGCAAAGCTTTATGTAGTATATGCTTTTTCAATATATGAGCTGGATGACGTTGATTGAGTGATATGAATCGGGATCGGTAAAAAAATACAACTCTCACTTACATATGAACCTTATGTTCCAAGTGAGAATCCAAATGTTCCAAAATCTTCAATTAATCAATGAATCAGCATCATTAATTTCAATCGAAAACTTTTTAGAGAGTGTCTATCTAGAACACTACTTAAGTGATGATGAAGAATTTAAACATGAGCTGTTGGAAGCTGTTAGCTTATTTAAGCTAGTCTATCGCGAAGGCTTTACTTACTCTCATGTAATAAGAGTAATGAAGAGAGTCTTGATACTAGTAGACTATACCTTAGAAAAATTAGAATTAAGCTCGTATGAAGAGATCTTAAAGTTTGAACAACATCATATTTTTTATATTCAAAGCATGATTCAGTATGAAATGAAAACTGCTTTATATGAGAGAGTGGAGTTCCAACGTCGAGAAGAATGCAATGCTATAAAGCTACAGGGTTATGTGGCGAAGCTCTTAAATCATTATTCAAGATTACTCTTTGTAAGAGTAGACCTGAGTATATTACAAGCTCATCAGGAAAATTGGGATATTGAAGACTTTTCTATGGCATTGGCTATTTTACGTAATCGTATAGCTAATCAAGATGTTTGCTTTGCGGACCTGCAGGGATATGCATGGGCTTTAGAACAGGGTAGTACTAAAGGTTATCACTGCCACCTTTTACTTATTTATGATGGAAATGAACATCAGCAGGATTCCGCATTAGCGATGTTGGTTGGTCAATGTTGGCAGCAAATTACGATGGATCAAGGAACGTATTACAATTGCAATCTAAAAGAGCATAAAGAGAAATTTGAAAGGAATGGATTACTAGGTATAGGTATGATTCATCGTGATCAACAATTAGAAGTTGATAATGCAATTCGTACAGCCATGTACTTGGCAAATCCCGATAAGAAAGGTCAGCACATGCGTGTCAAAACATCTCCTCAGATGAAGACATTCGGTATAGGTCAATTTAATGTAGGGTGGCGTAGGGGTGTTAAAGAGATAAGCTATTGATCATATTCTAAAAAAATTCAAATATATAACATCCTAATGAGAATCATGAAGCTCTTTTGAGTACACATGAAAAATTAATATCAAGCCTGCACGATGGCAGGCTTTTTTATGCCCTCAATTTAGGAGTCGAGTCATGAGCTTGAATTGCCCCTTTTGTCATTCAACTGACATCATGATTGTTGAAGCAAATATACAACAAGCAAATTCAACATTATCAAATCTTGCATCACCCGCAGCATTAGGTGCTTTAGGCACAACCGTTGCGAAGTCTTTGAACTTGCCTCCCATCGTTGGAGGAATTGCAGGAACTGTACTCGGTGGTTTGTTTAATTCATTTACAGAGCAAAATACATCTCCAAAGCAAAGTTTGTGCTTCTGTCATAACTGCTACCAAAAGTTCCCCATTCAATATCTGAATTAAGAACAGATCTAATTTTTAACATTATTTTAAAAAGGAATAAAATTATGGCACATCAACTTGAACAAATGGCCTATATCGGTGATACCCCTTGGCATGGCCTGGGTAATCAACTGACACAGAATCAGCCGATTGAAATCTGGGCACAACAAGCAGGCATGGATTGGCGGATTGAATCCTCCGATGTTAGCTACATGGCCCAGAATGAACGCGGGCAGAGTATCATCATGCCTTATGAAGAACAGCGGGTGCTGTATCGTTCCGATACTCATGCCCCCTTGTCTGTGGTCAGTCAGCGTTATCAGGAAGTGCAGCCTATGGAGATTTTGGAGTTCTATCGGGATCTGACTGAGCAATCCGGCTTTGAATTAGAAACTGCGGGTGTACTCAAGGGTGGCAAGAAGTTTTGGGCATTGGCACGCACGGGACAAAGCACAGCACTGAAGGGTAAGGATGTCAGTAATGGCTATATTTTATTAGCAACTGCATGTGACGGTACGTTGGCCACCACAGCACAGTTCACCAATATCCGGGTGGTGTGTAATAACACCTTGGCGATAGCGTTACGTGGGCAGAATAGCAGTGCTGGTGTCGTGAAAGTGCCACACAGTACTAAGTTTGATGCTGACAAAGTTAAGCAGCAATTGGGCATCTCAGTCCGTGCCTGGGATGAGCATATGTATGAGATGAAACAGCTGACTCAACGTAAAGTCACTCAAGGAGAAGCAGCTGCCTATTTTGATGCAGTGTTTAACAATACCAGCATGAGTGTTGCCGATCAGGAAGAGAACATCATTCAGTTCTATCGCAATATAGCTACTCCAACTCCAGCCAAAGAAAAGTCTGAACCGAATGGACGCGCCATGACTAAAGTCATGGATATGTTTAATGGGCAAGGACGTGGTGCAGAACTCAGCTCTGCCAAAGATACTGCCTATGGTTTGCTGTGTTCAATCACCGAGTTTGCCGATCATGAACGTCGTGCCATGAGTACTGATCATCGTTTGGACTCTGCTTGGTTTGGTGCAGGTGCTGCGTTAAAGCAGCGTGGACTAGAACAGGCGCTTCGCTTAGTGGTTTAAGTTTCATTTAAGCCAGTGCTATTACAATAATGGTCAAGGGTCATGCAGATGATCCTTCTCCAGTGAAAACACCCCTTTTGCCACATCTCCAGATGTGGCTTTTTTTATGCCAAAAATTTTTACAGACCTCACTCTTTATAAGGATTAAAGCATGAATCAGATTGCACCGATAAATACCTCTCAACTTCCTCATTTTCCAATTCCGAATGAAATGAAGGAATCAAATACCGCAGCTAAACGAACACCGACAGCCAAACGTTTAGCCAATACTAAAAACATGGATTACCAGGAATGGCTAGAAGTGCGTAAGCAAGGGATTGGCAGCAGTGATGCCGCAACCGCATGTGGGTTGAATCCCTATATGTCGATGTTGGAACTGTGGATGATCAAGACTGGTCGAACTCAGCAGAATGTTGATGATGACAGCTCAGGCATTGCACCGTTGTATTGGGGCAAACAGCTAGAGCCATTGGTGGCTGAGTACTACAGTCTGCACACCAATAATAAAGTGAGACGAGTGAATGCCGTGCTTCAGCATCCCGATCCAGACAAAGCCTTTATGTTGGCAAATCTGGATTATGCGGTTGTGGGTAGTGATGACGTGCAGATTCTGGAGTGTAAAACAGCCGGAGAACATGGCGCTAAACTCTGGAGAGATGGTGTGCCTTTATACGTACTCTGTCAGGTGCAGCATCAACTTGCAGTCACAGGTAAACAGGCAGCGCATGTCTGTGTCCTGATCTGTGGGCATGAAACCAAGATCTTTAAAGTCAGCCGTTCTGAATCAGTGATTCAACACATCATTCAGGCAGAGCGTTATTTCTGGGAATGTGTGGAAAATGATACACCGCCATCAGTCGATGCCAGTGAATCCGCAGCCAAAGCCATTCTGAAGCTCTATCCAGCGCATGTACCGCTGAGCGTTGAAGATCTTTCTCAAAATGAAAATGCCAATTTGATGTTTGATCAACTCATCAAAATGAAAGAAGAGATTCAGCATAAGCAGGAACGCTTTGACCAGCTGAAGCATCACATCCAAATGCTGATGAAAGATGCTGAACGAGCCACCTTTGCTCATGGCTCGGTGGTCTGGAAAAAAGCTAAGGATTCCATCAGTCTGAATACCAAAGCATTACTTCAGCATCAGCCTGAACTCATCGAGCTTTATCCACTTCAAAAGCAGGGTAGTCGTCGATTCAACATCTATACCGACTAAGCCTGTTTCAGCCCATTCAATTAGCGAGGCGCAAAAAACGCTGCCTGCCCTCTATTCGCTAGGAATAGAGGGCAAACGGTCGCGGCTTTTGTAGCGAGCTATATACATATTTCTTGAATCAGGTGATCTGCATAAAGCTGGATGATCTGTACAAAATCAAATTGAGGAAAATAAA